ATGATTAGGATTTTACTGTCCACCCGGCTTGGCGAGCGGAGGTGGTCACAAGCTGACCTTGCAAGGGCAACAGGCATTCGACCTTCGACGATCAATGACCTGTACCATGAGATCGCAGAAAGGGTAAACCTGGAGCATCTGGATCTTATTTGTGAGGCGCTGGGGTGTGAGCTGTCAGACCTGATGATCCGAGAGGAAAACAAGGAGACCAGAGTCAAGACGCGCACCGGCGCGGATATACATAGCAAGCGTTAAGCCTGCTCCGAGGCCTCGGGCGTTCATTCGCCCGGGGCCTTTTCTTATATCTCCTCGCCGTCCTGTGTGACAAAACGGATTTCGACTGTGCAGCCGAGCGCAGCCGCCAACTCCGTGATGTCTTTTTCCGTAAAGTTCCCGCGCGTCATTTTGTTGGACAGGTTTTGCCGCGTCTGCCCTGACGCCTCAGCCAGATCGCCCATCGTTATTTTCTGCCTTTTCATGATCAGGCGAATCTTTTCGGCAACAGAGAGTCCCATACTCTCACCTCCTCACTCGTACTATACACTAAAATGTGTCGCTTGTCAAAAACTTTTTTACGATTTCCACGAAAAAATGTAAAATAACTGTTGACAAGTGACACGAATTAGTGTAATATAGTTCTTGTAAGGGAGAGGAACAAACCTCTCCGGAAAGGAGGACAGGCCGATGGACAAAGCAAAAAAAGAAGCCCTGCAAGAGCTTCTGAGGTTGCTGGCTGATAACCCCGATTTAGCCGACCGGATTACAATCACCATCAAACCTAACAGCAAGCCCCAGCAGGGCGAACGCCAAGAGACCTAACCCCGGCGCGAGGGGGAGCGGGAAAGCTCCCCTCCCCCTCAGTATAAAGCACCGAGTGTGAAAATACAAGGAGGAACGCAAGATGAAGATCAATATCACCGATGAAATCCGGCAGGAGATTTTGGATACGCTCAACAGAGATACCGCAAAGGAATACTTTGAAAAGCTCCGCGACACGGAGAAGAACCCCACTCGCGGACAGGTTTACGCGTATCGAAGCTGGGAGCAGAGCACAGAAGACCGAGCCGATATGTTTGAGGTCAGAGCGCTTCCATGGGGCAGTCAGATTAAGGACGGCGTGATGAAAGAATTCGTTGCTGCATTAACCGCAGCTGATATTGACGAGATTATCGTCACAGATCAGTCAACCGCGCTCATGGAAAGTGTCCACGCCTTGGTAGCCGAGGGCGCGTATCTGGAGGGCGTCGGAACTGTTACCCGCGATCCACTGCACGATCCATCAGGCCGCCGCGAGGTCAAAGGGCTGGTGTTCAGATTTTGAGAAAGGAGCGCCGACAATGAAAAAGCTGATTTGTTCTACTTTCCGCGAAGGTTACGGCATCGACCAGATCCGCAGAACGATGACGGCCGGCGAGCTGATTAACTTCCTCGCCCAGTACGATGAAGATACGCCGGTCTATCTGAGTTTTGACAACGGCTACACCTACGGCGGCATTACCGAGGGCCGCTTTGAAGAAGACTATGGGGAGGAGGACTAACCATGAACAAGATCCGCCGCAAAAATTTGCAAAGCATCATCGACCAGCTGGAGGAGCTGAAAGGCAGTCTCGAAGACCTCCAGGCCGAGGAGGAAGAGTACCGCGACAATATCCCTGAGAATATGCAGGAGAGCGAACGCTATGAAAAGGCAGACGAAGCCTGCGACAACCTCTCCGAAGCCGTAGATAACCTGGAGGAAGTCATCAGCAGCATCGAAGCTGCCATTGAGTGAAAGGAGCGAGCATGGACGATAAAATCATCATCGACCGCATGGAAGCGGAAGAATTTCTCTCGATGCTCATGGACGCTGCCAAGCAGGACAACCCGACCCGTTACTACAGTGCCGCCCAGATCATCGAAAACATTGCCAACGACTTCAAAGACCTCTGCAAACTGTAAATCAAGGCTGGCCTATCGGCGCGACGGGGAGAAAGGAAATGGCTATGACTTATCTTGAAATCCTCGGCTGGGCCCGCAAGGGCGTCATCGCCGAAAAGGAAAACTATCGCCAGATGCAGGAGAAGGCTTTAGAGGGGCAGGCGCACGACATAGCCGGTCATTGTCAGAAGATGATCGACGAGTTAGACGTCCGGCTCGCTACCCTCGACGAGATCGAGGAACTGCACAACAGAAAGTGAGGTACACCATGGAGAACAGGTTTTGGACGGTCACCTATCGCAATCGTGACAACGACCAGCGGATCACCGCCGCCGTATTCGCGGCAGATCAGCGGCAGGCGCAGGAAAAGGCTCAAGCCGATGGCCGGATCGACGACCGCGAGGTGTGGGAAATCGAGAGCGTCGAGCCACACGAGGAAACGCTGGCGCGGATTCTCGTTGCTGAATTCAGCGAGAAGCAGCAGGGCGGGCATTTTGCCTGCCCCCGCTGTGGGAAGATGACGATGGACGCGGAGAGTGTCACGCGCAACGCTCTAAGCCGAAGGGCAACGGTCTATATCTGTGATGCCTGCGGAATGCAGGAGGCCTTGGAGGACATGATGGACAGCACAACTCCGCTGACCGCATGGGCTATCGTCGCCGCGCCAGAAAACTGGCGCATGGAGGAAGGAGGCAGTGAGTGTGAAGCGTGACGACGAGCTGATGTTCTACACAGAGTGCTGGCGTGAGCTGCGAAGCTTTCTATCAGAGGTCGTGCGGGACAACACGGGCGAATATCCTTTCGCGCAGGATGTCTTGAATCTGATGCGCAGCATCGAACGGAAATACGAGGAGTGCTGATATGAGTAAATCTTGGACGCCCGAGGAACTGGCCGCTGCCAGTGCCGCGATGAAAGCGGAGGGCCGCATGAGCTACGAGGAGTTCTGCGCCGCGCCAGTGTTAAGGCTGGAACACAGAGGCCGCGACAGCTGGGGTCGCCCCGTCTACGAGTGCGACGGTCGGCTCTATGTCGATGTCGACCCGCGCCGGAGCAGACCGGCCGACATCTGCACGAAGCAGGGCAACGCCTTTGACGGCGAGCCCTGCGACCCTGTTCCAGAGGGAACGATCATTGAGTTCGTTCCCAAGCGGGACACATGGGACTTTTGAGGAGGGCTGCAATGGAAGACTACATTAGGCGAGGAGCGATTAAGTACGAACAATGGAATGTCGGTCCACTATGCGAGCCTCTTATGGTTGCGCGGAAAAGCGTGATTGACAATCTCCCTGCCGCCGATGTCGCGCCAGTGGTACGATGCGAGAATTGCTGCTACGCAACATGGGCGGCATGGGCGAACAAATACTCTTGCGGTCAAGTTCACGGATTGTTGGTCTTTGGAGATCATTTCTGTGCATTCGGCAAACGAGAGAGGACGGAGGGCGAATAAAAAGCCCCTCTCGCCGCCGTAGGTGAGTTGCAACACCACCTTTGCGGCGTGGGAGGGTAGACGCCCACCCAAATGCGAAAAACGCTCCTGCGCCCTCGTAAACGCGAAAGCGCCGGAAAACAGAAAAAGCCCCCTCGACAGGACGGTAAAATCCTGCGAGGGGGCTTTCATTGTGTGGGCGGTATTCAGATGGCGGGGCTGTCGATGCTGCCATTGTCCTCTGTGTCGGTCCGGAAGTTGTTTGCCTTGGCTGCCTCAAAGGTGATCCCGCCGCGCTTGTGGTCGGACTTCGCAAGCGAGAGGTAGCCATTTGCTCCGGCGATGATGATTGCCTCGCCAACGCCGGTGGCGGCAGTAAGCCATGCAGCGGCGGCGGTATAGCCGCTTTTGATGCACAGATACATGAGGAACAGGCATTCTTGAACGATCAGCAGACCGGCCAGCATCGCCAGCAGGCACACGACCTTGCTCCATTCGACCTTGCGCTTCTTCGCGGCTCTGCGCTTGCGCCTTGCCATCAGCTCAGCCCAAACTTCTGGGCGAAGCGGTAGAGGACGGTCACCAGCTGCTCGCGGGTCATCATGTCCTCCCACATTCCATTGAACTCATCGGAGTTGCCGCCGCGAATGATGCCGTTATCCACGGCCCATTTGCGCGCTTCCTCCGAGTAGGCGGAAGCATCGTTGTCCTGAAGCTCCTTGCGCATCTCACGCCAAAGCTCCTTGAATTTGTTGATATCCATATCGTCATCCTCCTCGTCCATGCCTGCGGAAAGCTGGGCTGTCACCTTTTCGGCGAGGTCGCCCATGCGGGCGTACATCCAGTTCCCGGGGCAGCTTTTGTTGGCAAACCAGCGGTGTACGGTCAGCACCATCTCGTCCGGTGCAGGGGTGTAGGCAAGCGTCTTGTCCTTATCCTCCAGCCAGAGCAGCTTGGTCTTGCCGTTGCGCTTGCAGATGTCGACGCAAAGCGTAATGAGGGACTGATAGACCACATCGCGGAATGCGTACGGCTCTGCACCATCGGACGCACATTCGATAGTCACCGCCCGCTGGTCGTTTGCATTGCTGGAGGAACACCAGGATCGGTTTTTCTCCTCGACATACATACCGACGCGGCCGTCTGCGCCGATTCCGTAATTGCAGCTCGCCTCTCTGGAGGCAGGGAGGAAGATATCTCCCAGCCGCTCCACGCTGCACTGGCCCACTACGCAGTGTGGCGTGATGCGGTCGATCTTACGGGTCCTCTGCCCGGAGTGATTCGGGCTGAGCTTTGTGTAGCTGACAAGAGGGCTATTGCTCATAGGTCATTCCTCCTCGGGGGTGGTATGGTCTTCCTTGCCCTCACCGGAAGGTAGCGCAGTAGGCACCGCATCCGCCCCGGGTGTCGCGGTAGAGAGCATATCCTTCAGCTTTTTCAGTACATCAACGGCATAGGCGGTAAAGGCTGCCAGCATAGCCAGCGATACCGCTGTCATCAGGTTCACGGTCTGCCCGTCGACCTCTACCACCATCAGATCGGGGTTGAGATATCCGGCAAAGTAGACCGCGATCAGCGCCACAGCCACGACCGCGCTCTTAATGCAGCCGTTGCGGAACTTCGCCTTGTCCCAGTCTCCGGCAATGATGGCGTTGATGGAGCCAAGGGCGATGTTGGCGGCGATAAGCAGCACAAGGCCAGCAGCCAGGCGAATAATCGTCATATCCAGAACATGCATAAGTTTTCCTCCTTACTTTTTCAGCGGCAATTCATCCACAGCGGCCACAACTAAATCGGCATCGCCATTCCCGCCGAGACCGCTGTGGTAGCAGTTGTGCATAGCGTGAAACCGGCGGCGGTCATCATAGGAGATTTCCCCCGCTTTGATATATCCGCGCCCGAGATACAGGACCCGGTCAAGCAGGATCAGCCGCAGAGCTTCGGCCTGTGCCGTGTCGCTGGTCTTCAGGACCTTTAGTTGGCCCTGGAGGTCTGCCAGCGTCTTCGACAGTTCGTCCGTCTTATCAGCTTTCGCCTCCGCACGATCCTCCTTGACAGCTTTGCGGTTTGCCTTGAACTTCCACCGCTCATTGATGCCGTTTATCACGGCGGCGCCTGCTGCTCCGCCGGCAACAGCCAGCAGAACAGAAAGCAAGATTTCACCAAAGTTCATGCTTATACCTCTCTTTGCAATGTGTAGCTTGGACTCTCTCGGCCGTTCACAATTTGGGAAGCACACATGGCGAGAGGTGCCAAATAAAACAGTACGGGATCAGCAGCCCGCTCCGACGCTTTTACGCATTGTTGATCGCCCCCTTTGCATTGGCACGAAAAAAAGCAACCGCCGAAGCGGTTGCTTTGTCGTATTATCAGCTCACCAATTCCCAGTTTGCGGGATAGGCGCTGGGGGAATATGCGTTGTTATCGCATTTGCTGCGATACACAGCTGCAGGATCTTCAGCATCAGGGTCTGTGCAGCACTCGTCCTTGGCGTAAAGCCCGCTTGTTCCGAAAGGTGCAACATAAGGCTTTGCTTTCACCGGGTTCTTGGTATGCGCAAGCCCCCAAAGCGCTCGGAGCGTCGAAGGGCGGCCGTCATAGTTCGCCGCATTGTACGGCTGGATCAATGTCCAGACCTGCCCTTCGTCCGTAACCGGCGCGCCTGCCGGCCAGCTGGAATAATCCTTTTCCGGATTGAAAGCGGGGATTTTCTCTTCCTCGGCAATGATGGCCGTGCCGTCCATGCCGGCCGACCGGCTCCGGAGGCTCAGGGCATCAGTCTTTCCCTGCGCCCGCATCATCGTCAATATCAAGTCCTGACTATTCACGCCTCGTTCACCCCCTCGTTATACGCTGCGGCCATCCGATCCCATACTGCCTGCACGTCATCCTTGCTGGCAGATGTTTCTTCCAGCGTAGTAACGCGCGACTCCAAATCCCCTTGCTCAGCCGGCGTTTCAGCCGCTTTTGCCTGGGCGAGCAGAGTATCAAAGTTCGCAAGAACATCCTCCGAAAGACTGCCGGTGTCCGCCAGCTCCAAATGATATTCGTCATACTCCCAGCCGGTAATGGTGAGACCGTCGCGTGTTTCGGAAAATTCCTGCGCGTTCTCGTAAAAGCGGACGAGGAAGAAGCCAGGCTTCTTAGGCTGCTCCTCCAGCGTAAAGGCGTTGCTGGGTGCATTGTCGCCTCTTACTCTCATTTCGCACGACCTCCTTCAGATTTCGCACCCCAATAGGGTCGATGTATTTTTCTCGGATTTTTTGGCTGTTGCAATGCTTCAGCTGCCCCGCGCGGCTCAGTAGCCCGGAGGCCTGAGCGAACGTGATGGGCTTCCCGGCATCGAGCCGCTTTTTGACGCGGCGGCATTGCCGGGTGAAGCGCAGAAAATTCCGCTTGCGCAGAATGATATGAGTGCGTGAGAAGCGGTAGCCGACCGCGCTCACCATGCGCTTCGCCGTGGGGTAGATCTGCCAGTTCGCTTTCATAGACAGACCGAGCTGCCGCTGCATAAACGCGGCAATCATCTTTCGCGCCTTATGCAGTTGCTTCTTGTTCGGCCCCAGCAGGGTGATATTGTCCATGTAGCGGGTCATGTACTTCACACCCGGCAGCGTCATGATGTACCTGTCCAGCGGCTCCAAATAGAAGTTCGCCAGCCATTGGCAGATGTAATAGCCAATGGCCAGCCCGCCGCCGCAGGACTCAATGATGGAGTAGACCGCCCGCAGGAAACGCTTGTCCTTGATCTTCCGGGCCAGCGCCCAAATCAGGCGCCTGCCGGAGATGCTGGGATAATACTGCGCGACATCCAGCTCTGCGGCATATTTCGTTCCCTTGGGGTCGTTGCGAAGTGCGCTGCTGATTTTCTTGTGGACTCGCTTCCCGCCGCGCCCGGGAATGGATGCGCAGGACCACGGGTGCATTCCACGCATGAGCACCGGCTTCATGACCGTTACCATCATCCATTGGATCACGCCGTCCGGCCAAAACGGGACCATCTTGATTTTGCGGAACTTCTCGCTGCTCTCATCGTAGATTTCGCGCACCCGTGGCTCCGACGGAACAAAGCTCTCTGTTGCAACGATCTCATAGGTCTTTTCGACGTACCCGTCCAGATCCGCCAATATGCGGGCAATATCCTTCCGGCTTTGGCGTCCTTTGGCTGCTTCCAGAATAACAGCACGAATGAAGTCCCGGTCAACCATCTTGTCATAGAGATAGCCAACCCTTTTAGGCATAGGATTTTCCTCCGTCCTTGTTTGCCTGCGAGATCGTTCGAGCCATGGCCTACTAAACCCCGTCCTATGCGGCAATATTTTCACCAAGCGGTGAGGAAAAGCCTGCGCCAATCAGAGAAAAAACAAGTAGTCGCGCGCCGACGTTGGAGTTCGAGTTCGACGAGGTGTTGTTCGCGTTGAAATTGAACAGGCCGACATTCCCAGTAGTGTTACTGTAGTTGCCGCCCACATTGAGCACACGCCAGCCTGAGTTGTAGTTGGCGTAGAGATCAAGCCCCCGGCGCATGGCGCAGACAGTCCCGGTGACTATTATACCGTCGGCTTGCCGCGCATACGAAAAAACGGGAGAAAATAACAAAATACGTTATTTTCAAAAATCGTGTCGACGGGGCTTCGCCCCGTACCCCATTCAGCTTTTGGCTTGCGCTTTTACCGTCAGCTGGTGCAGACGGGAAAGCCCCGGGGGCTGCGGCCCCCGGTCCCCCATTAGGGGTGGAAAAGGAGTCGCGCGCCGACGCCGGAGCCCGAGCCCGACGAGGCGTAGCCCGCGTAGAAATTGAACAGGCCGACATCCCCAGTAGTGCTACCGTAGTAGCCGCCCACAAGGAGCACACGCCAGCCTGAGTTGTAGTAGGCGTAGTCAGGAATGTAGGTTGTCTCGCTGCCGCCGACCTCGGTCGGGAAGAAGGCCCACGGCGCCGTACTGGAAATTCCGATGGCTTTGATCCAGCCGTCGCTTTGCGTCTTCGTTCCTGCGTTCGTATAGCCGCTTGTTGTATCGTCGGCATAGTTTGCCGGGGTGGTGCAGACATAAACGGTGCCATCGGAGAAGTTGACGCCGTCGATCCACTCCCAGATGTTGCCCCACGGATTTTCGATATTGCGGTACTGAACGGCGCCGGCCGTTGTCCGGGAAGAGGCCGCTGTGCCGGTATGGTAGTTCATGCTGTCCGTGCCGCCGGTATTCGCCATAGAGCTGCTGCCGCAGATGCCTATGCCGATGACGCTCTGGCTGTTCCAGTCGGCAAATTCCACCAGGTACAAAAGCCAAACCGCACACCACGAAGCGAAGTCGTATTGCCCCCACTTGCTGCCCTTGTTTTTGGAGTTGGTGCGGGCCGTTGCGCGCGTTATATTGGCCAGCGGCTTCGAGCCGGTTTTGGAGTAATAGCCGGAGATCGTATTATAGCGGCCGACATACTTGCCGGAGCCGGGATGCTTGGTAAAGCCGCTTTTGGCCTTGTCCGCGATGTAGAAGTACCGCTTTTTGTTGGTGGCATCATCAACGATTCGGAAGTAATATTCCGGAATATAAACGGCGGTATCATAGCTGCTTCTGGAAAATCCGGACGCGCCCTTTTTATAGCTGACCGCATTGTTGATGATGTTGTACTCCTCCATGCCACTCCAGGGAAGGTAGCTGTCGAACGGGGAGCTGCCGGCGCCGGTGCCGAGCGCGGGAGAAGGCTCTGTGGTAATGTTGACATTGACCAGCCCGTTCGGGTCGCTGGTCTTAGTCAGACGGCTCAGGGTCGTAGACTGCGCGCCGTAGTTCCAGCACACGCCGAAGACCTTTACATAGGACAGCTCCAGCGTATAGTCGGTATAGGAACTGCAAGCGATGCTGCTGGTGGCTGTCTCGCCGTTCAGCGTAGCGGTGATGCTCCAGGTGCCGGTGTTCGGCAAATAGAACTTTGCTGTCCCGGTACTGGTAGCCGTGAGCGTGGTGGAGCCGTTGACCGCCTTGACGGTAGAGCCGCTGTCAATGGTCACGGTGAGAGTGCAGAACTTCACCGTGGCGGTGTAGCTGCCGCCGGAGGCTGACACCACAGCAGACACCGTGGACGAGGAGACGTTATTCTTGGTGGCCGTTACGGAGTAGGTACCGGCATAGTTGACGGTCAGCGCACACTTCCCGTTGCTGCCGCAGGTGCCGGTGTATTTCTTTGTGCCAAGCGTGGCGGTTACGACCGCACCGGATTCCGCCGTCACGGTCAGCGTGGCGGCGAAGTAGCTCAGCGTCACCGCGTACTGCTTGACCTGATCCACGACCACGGTCTCGGTGGCGGTGGTCTGCCCGTTCAGCGTGGCATACAGCGACCATGTACCGTAGCCAGGGAGATCAAAAACGCATTTACCGCCGACGCTGGTGCCAGTCAGCGTAGTCTCGCCGTTCGTACAGGTGATAGCCGATCCGGTGGCAACAGAGACCTCAAGCTGTGGAGCCACGCCGCCACCCTTGGGCTTTTCCCATGTATATACGCCGGTCTGATCGTTGGCTGCCGTGCAGTAGAAGGTCTGCATGGTGTCTGTGTTCAGATACGACTGGCCGACCGAGCCCTTCGTGCTGGAGGTCGGATCGGTCTTGCCGGTGAGCGGCTTACTTCCGTCCAGCCCCTTGGAGAGCGTGTCGAGGTCGCTGGAAACGCCATCAAGGAAGGTGTCGAGCGATTCGCCGTTATAGGTCAGATCGGCCGCGTCGCTGGCGCCGGACAGCTTCCACTGATACTTGCCGCTGCTGTCCTTGCCGCTGCAGACGTATTCCTTGCCCGTAGCGCTGTCATAGTAGTGCTGCCCTGCGGTACCCTCGGTCGTGTCTGTCGGCGCTCCTGAGCCTGTTGCAAGTGGATAACCGTAGTCCTTTCCGGCGACTGCCGCAGAGATATTCCCGTTCCCGTCGCCCAGCAGCAGACCCTTGACCATGATCTTGTCCTGCTTGGTCTTTACCGCCTCAGCGATGGCGGCGGACATATCGCTCTGTGTGACGCAGGCGCTGGTGTCGACCGTCACCGTCCATGTGCCGGTATTCGAGCAGGAGATCAGAGCGTAAAAGGTGTAGACGAAATCCGGCGATTCTGTCTTGCTGGGAATGGGAACGCCCTGTTCCAGCTGGAACAAGGCGATCATGGCGGACGCTCCTCCGTCCACGCTGGCAGATACGCGGAACTGATTCAACGTATAGGCCGTATTCGGCGCAGCGATGCGGAGCTTCAGGCGAATGCCGGAAGATACCCTCTCGCCGCCCAGCAGGCTCGCGGTCTGCTTTTCATTGACGAGGGCGGTCTGTGCCATCATTGCCGCCGCCGCGACGGTGCCCTGCCCCGCAGCTGCGCTGTCGAAGTTCAGGGTCTTTTCATTCACCCACTCATTGAGCAGGCTGTTGCCGGCGTTGGTGATGACGCCGTTCCATGTTGCCATAGTAAAACACCTCCGTGTCAGTATCGAATGGCGGCCGCGCTGTCGACCAGCTCGCAGCCGATACAGGCCGCGCCGAAATACTCTGTTGCCAGTCCTCCGGCGTCGTAGTATTCTACCTCGTCCAGCACCGAGCGCAGATTCTTGTAAAAGTCAACGCGGTCGATCACGCGCTGATGTCTGACGGGGTCGACATTCTCATAGGTGGCGTCGATCAGCAGCTTGAAGTGGTACGGCTTGCCGCCGTATTCCCACCATTCGCTGACCTGCGTATCGGGGTAGATGGCGGAGATCGCCAGCACGACCGCCGCCTTGGTGCCGAGCCTGCGGTGAACATTCCATGAGTCTTTCAGCGTCCGGCGCTTTTCCTCCAGGGTGTAGTTGGCGTCCCACCAGTCAACCTTGAAGTCGTTCGCCAGAATGTCCAGCAGCTCGTTCGGGAGCCGGTCGATCTGTGAGTAGATCGACACGCGCTCAATCTCGCCTACGCGGGCAGCCAGCACCTCGGCAACGGCAGAGGCAAGTGCTGCCATATTGTCGTCATTGGCAAGGACTGTCGGCAAGGAGGCCAGCAGGTTTTCCTTCGTGATGCCGTGTGCCTTATTCATCCTCGTAGCCCCCATTCGTGGCCGTGATGGTCCCGACCGACGCAACCTGCGGCGTCGTGTCGTCGGAGCCATCCCGCAGCGTGGTAAAGACCGGGCTGGTCAGCGCCACGCGCTTGATGCCGGTCTGCATGAGCTTTCCGATCAGCACGGAGGGGTTGATGTCGCGCCCCAGCTTCCCGCACTGCCACGCGACGAACTCAGCCACGGCCTTGTCGACCGCAGCCTTGATCTCTGTGGAGCTGAGGGAGCTGTCCTTCGGCACATAGTAGGTGAAGGTGATATTGTAGCTCACCTTCTGCGGGTCCTTGATAGAAACCTTGTCTGTCAGCGGCCGCACCGTGTCATCGTTGCAGGCAGCGAGGACAGCATTCTTGAGCTCCGTGGTAGCGATGGTGCCGTCGTCCATGAGGACATAGAGGTCCACCGCTCCGTCGCTGGGGCTGTTCGCCACCACATCGGCGATCTTGGTGCTGACCTGCTTGGCAAAGTAGATATACCCGCCCTTGGCCCCGGCGCAGCTGTAAGCGTCCTGACTGGCGCGCATCAGCTCATAGAACTCGTCGTCAGTGGCCTGGTCTGCGCCGTCATCGCTGGCGGTGAGGTTTTCGCAGCGCTCACAGTAGTCGAACAGGTCAACGAAGGTGTTGATCTGTCCCACTGCGTAGCCGTTGCCGACCGCACCAACAGTCTGGCAGCGGATCTGCACATCGGCATAGGTCTCGCCGATGGACACATAGGCATCCGCGACCGTCTCCCATGTCAGCGTACCGCTGGCGTCGGTGACGCGCGTACCGGAAGGAATGAGGATCGCCGTGGTCTGTGCCTCGGAGATATGAAAGCGCTCGGTGCAGACCGCGGCCTGCGCCGCCGGGCGCTGCGTGACATAGAACAGCTCGGCCAGCGCGTCCAGGTTTTCCCCTTCCGCGCGGCTTGGGATATTCTGATTGCCTGTGTAATTGTTCAGCCCGCGCTCCTGGATCACCACGGCGGCCACGAACTGGATAAACAGTTTTTCGGGGCTGGCGGGCTTCACGCTGACGCCGGTGATTTTTTCGTAAATGGAGATCAGCAGCGATTCCACCGCTTCGGTGTCGGTAGAAACGAACTGATATCCCGTATTTCTCTCACTCATTGATGATGTTCACCTCCACGGTAGGGATCAGCCTGCCCGGGGCGTTTCTGTCGGCCGCAAAGGTCACATTCACCACCTCGGCGCGGGGCTCATATTCTTCCACTGCCTCTTTGACCTCGGAATACATCATAGGCATAGCTACCGGCAGAGGCTTATCCACGAACTTCTGAGGAAGACCGAAGCCGCGATACAACGGACAGGTCCCCTGCCGCGTGGAAAGGATAATGGCGATATTCTGCAAGACAGAGCGTACGGTGTCAGTCTCGTTGAGCTGCACCGCGCCGATGTCAGATGCGGTCACCTTGTAGCTCATGGCAGCTTTACCCCCTCAGATACTCTTGCAGGCTGACGGACACGGTGGCGCTGGTGACGTTGCCGCGTCCGTCATAGGTTTCCATCTTCATCTTGTGATCAAGCACGGACCAGCGATATTTCCCGTAGCCCTTGTTGCCGATCACCAGCGGGACGGCGATGCCGCCGCGCTCATAGTTCCACAGCTTCACGACCTCGGCGATAGGATCAACGCCGAGGTAAGCGGAGAGAACGATGTCGAAGGTCATCTTGTCGGGGTCAAGGCCGGTGAACTCCGTAAGGGCGTGTGTGCCGTGCCGCTGATGGGTCGCGTACCGGGCAGACCCAGACCAGGTGACATTATTGATCGTTTCGATCGTGCGGTCAGACACCGTAAAAACGATGTCGCCCAGACAGCCGACCATTCCCATGCTCAAAAACCTCCTAACACAAAACCGTCCCCGTTGAATACCGGAAGGTATAGGCAGAGGACGCGGTCATTCACCTTCGGCATCCAGTAGGTCAGATGCGAGCCGGGCAGGTGGTCGTGGTCGGGGAATTCGCTGGCTGTGCCGCCGCCGGTGAAGGTGTCCGTGATCTCATGCGTGTGCTTTGCGTCCGGCTTTATGTAGAAATTTGCTCCGTAGTGCTGGAGCACATAAAGCCAGTCCGAAATGATGCCTGTGTCCTTGAACTTGACACGAGCCCTGCGCTTTGCGCTGTCGACAGCCGTTACCGTGCCGGTCTGAACGAGCCTCGAAAGGATATTCTGCAGTTCGTCCATCAATATCCCTCCAATGTCTTGCGCAGCTTGACCTGCGTGGTATAGCCGGACGAGCCGACCGAGTGCGCAGCCTGCTCCACAATGTATTTCCCGTCCCACGCACCCCAGCCGGTGAGCTTGGCTGTGACGCCGGCCACGATATCCGGATTGCCGGGCAGCGTAAAGGTCGCGGTCTTTGCGTACTTGTTGTGCAGCCGGAGATATTTTTCGGCCTTGGTCTTGGCCTCGGCCACGCTTGCCACCTTCGCGGTGATCTCCAGCTGCTGGTTGTTCTTGGCCTTGTCGTTGTAGTCCTCGACCTTGACGGTGGCCTCGATGCACTTTCCTGTGCCGGGGTCTGTGTAGCTGACGCGGCAGGAAGCGTACTGCGTTCCGGCCGTTCCCGCGTTCAGCTTGTGCTTGGTGTAGCTGCCGCTGCCGCGGACGATGGTCAGCACGGGGGATTTCTTCTCGTAATCCTCCTGGTCGAAAAGTACGATCAGGTTATTGGTGGCTTTCAAAGAGATGCCCGCCTCGTGGCACAGCTTGGAGAGAAAGGCGATGTCGCTCTGCTTGTACTGCTCCACGCGGCCATAGGACGGGTCGCTGTTGGCGAGGAACATACAGGTCATTCCGTTGGCAGCGGCCATCTCGTTTGCGATGCCGGAAAGCGTGTAGGCCTCCCATGCCTTGGATTTCTCCGTCTGGCGGATCTGTGCGCTGTACGGAAGAGCCGTCGCCTTGATGGTGATGGTGTTCGGCGGGCCGGAGGCGTCAACGCTGTCCAGCTCAAACTGTCCGCAGTCCAGCACCTTATCCCTGCCGCCGCCCGTCCAGTTCTCCCGAACGAACACGGCGCTGATCTTGAAGCCGGCGCCGGAAGCAGAGGCAGGAGCGGCGGCAGAAGCATCGCCGCCCCCGCCGCCGGATTCCTTGATGTACGATGCGCTGACATAGGCGGTTTTGCCGTTATAGCTGACCTTCGCCCAGCCGTTTTCGATGCCCTCGACCTGCAGCTCCGCGCCGCAGACCAGAGCACCGTATTTTCCGTAGCTGGTGCTGGGGCCAGAGCGGACATTCAAGCCGCTTTTGGCGGTGACCTTGTAGGACTTTGCCGCACCATCGGTCTTGGCCTTGGAGGACGCGGACAGGCTCCCTGCGGAGGCTGCTGCGTCGATGGCATCGGCCAGCCACTTTTTGAGCCATATATCATCGCGGTCCTGAAGCTTCAGCTGCAGATCGTCAGTGCCGTCCGCCTCCTTGTCGGTGTAGGTGGCCGACAGGAAATAGGGGCGCATACTGCCGGTGATGTCCGCGCCCTGGAAAAATATCTGCGCCGTGACGCGGCGCGCCTGATTCGGGCTGCTCATCCGACCACCTGCTTCCACGGGGGCAGGGCATCGCCGACGTCCTCAGCAGGGTCGGGCAGCTTCAGCACGATCCCGGCCGGAAAGGTGTAGTACCCGAGATACTGCGGATTGAGATTCATCAGCCGGTCGGTGTACGCTTCGCTCCCCAGCTGGGAGAAGGCGATGCTGTCCCACATATCGCCCTGAATGGTGGTGTAGGTCTTACTCATTTGTAGGCCCTCCTTGCGGTGTCGATGCCGGCCTCCTCCATGACTTCAAGGACGCGCTCGGCGAACTCGTCTCCATACTCGCGCAGAGCTTCCACCGTCTCGGACGATGCGCTGCCGTTGATCTGAAACACGATCTGCAGCTCCACCGATCCGGCGCCGGAGCCTGCGCCCGGCTCCGCCGAGAGCGCACCGTCGCCGTGGATGGCGTGCAGCGCCTCCAGCAGCTGCGGGGCAAAAGTAATCGCCTGTATCTCCATGCTCTCGCGCATGGCGGCGGTCTCCTCGGCGGTCATGACCTGTTCGCCGCCGTTGAAGTAGACCAGCTCCGGGCCGCTCTCGCCAACGAGGGCGAAGCCCGGCGCGGCGGACTGTGTGCCGACCGCGTAGCCTGGAATACTGCCGGCCGTTCCCGTGCCGGAGGTGGACAGCGCGGCCTTGGCTGCGGCGGCGACGCGGTTATAGGCGGCGGTCACCTGGGGCAGCATTCCGACAGCGCCGTCGATGAAGCCCTGAATGGTGGCCTGCGCGCTTTCCTTGGCCTCGTCACCGAGATCCATCGCTTCGATGTCCTCGGCAAGCGCCGTCTGCAGCTCGTCCATGGTGGTTGTGAAGTCAGTTTTGAGGTCGGCTACGCTTCCGGCCGCGTTCTGCTGCTCCTGCTGCAAGGTCTGCCAGTTGGCCACCATATCGGCCAGCTGCTCGTCGGTGGCACCTGCCATACCGGCGATAGCATTCACGCTGTCGGAGCTGCCGTCCGCGAAGCTGGCGATCATATCGCTCAGACCTGCGATGTCGGCGCTGCGTTCGGTCAGGGATTGCAGATTGGCGTTGTAATCCTGCCAATAGGTGATTTGGCTTTCCAGCGCGGAATTGATACTGCCTGCGCTCGTTGCAACGACCTCTGCAGCCTCATCCCAAAGCTGGTACTGTCCGGATATGCTCTCGTATGCCGCGCTGTACGCCTCGGTGTAGGACTCCACAAGGGCGCTGATTTTTTCCTGTACGCTGGAGATGGCGGCCTGGAACTCGCTGGTCTGCGCGGCCGCTTCCTCGGATGCGCCGTTGCCCTCGTTCATGGCGTCGGTCAAATTCTTGACTGCCTCTTCCGCAAGGGAAATTTCCGCCTCTGCGTCAGCAACAGCATCCGCGTCTTCTTCCATCGCCTTGTTGTAATTCTTGATGGATTTTTCAGCCGCCCAAATCTCGTCGTTGGTATCGTAGATGGAGTTTTGCAGGTCGTAATATTCCTGCGAGAGGAAAGCGGTTGCATCGGTGTAATAGCCGTACTGGTCATAGTAGGCATCCGCCTGCTTCTGCGCGTCCGCATAGAGTTCGTCCATGCGGGCATAAGTATCGTTCAGCTTCTGTTGCGCGGCCTCCAGATCGTACTGCGCCTTGGTAAGCCCAATGCTGTTTTCCTCCGCCTCGATCAGCACAGCGGAATACTGGGAGTACAGCTCGGTGAGCTGATCCTGATAGGCCTGCTGCATGGCATTCTGCTTCCACGCCTCGGTGTTGGCGCGGAGTGCTTCGGTGCCGCCGTTGATGGTGTCGGTTTCGAGGTCGATATAATCGGCCAGCTCCGGTACCACCTGGCAGAGCAGAGCCAGGGTGTTGTGGTACTGCCTGTGCTGCTCGTCGGTATTGAGCCCCGCCGCCTCCAGCTCCTCCAGCTTGCCGATGTAGGTGTCTGCGACGCCTGCAGCGGCCATGGTGGAGGTAACAGTATCGTCATAGGTGGCCTTGGCCTCGTCCATCGCCTCCCGCATTCCTCGGGCGGCTTCGGTCAGCTCCTTCACACTGGGTACGGCGTCATTCGCCGCAGAGGAAGCAAGGGCAATAATCCCTGCTGTAAGAACTCCCACGGCTGCCGCAACGCCCATAATCACATTTACGCCAGGCGTTACGGTGGCGAGAAAAGCTGCAGCGGCTGCTGCGAGCTTCGCTTTCAATGCAAAAGCTGCCGCCGCAACTGCGGCAGCTCCCAACGCAGTAGCCAGCCCAGTTATAGCGGCAACAACCCCGGGATTTGCTTGAACGAATTTAGTGACGCTGTTCAGCACCTTCGTCCCCACGCCGTAAGCCTCGCTGAGCGCGGGAGTATAGGCGTCGCCGATGGCTACCTTGAGGTTGTTGTAGGCGTTCTGCATCATGGTCAACCGGCTCTGCGCGGTGGCGTAGCGCTTGTTGGCCTCGTTGGTGAGGGCGGTATTCTGCTGCCAGGCGGTATTTGCAGTGTTCACTGCGCCGGTCATCTGGTCTGCGGCAAGACCCAGGGCTTTGAGCATATTGCTCTGCCGGATGCCGGTCAGACCCAGGTCTTCCAGTACGAGGACGGTGCTCTCGCCCTGCTCGTCCAGCTTGCCGAGCCCGCCGATGAAGGAAGTCAGGGTGCTCATGGCGTCGTTCTTCCACGCAGAAGAAAATTCTTCGGAGGACATACCCGCGATACGGGCGAACTCCGCAAGGTCGTCCCCACCCTTTGCAACGGCCTTTTCAATGGCGTTGAGCGTCTGGGTCATGGCGGTACCGCCCGCCTCGGCTTCGATGCCGACAGAGGACATCGCCGCCGCCAGAGCCATGATCTCCGGCTCGGTCAGTCCGGCCAGCTTACCCGCCGACGCCAGGCGCGTACCCATCGCCACGATCTCGGATTCCGTCGTGGCGAAGTTGTTGCCAAGGTCAACGATGACAGAGCCGAGCCGTCCGTAATTGTCCGTTGCCATGCCGGTAATGTTGGCGAAGCGCGCAAGGGCGGTTGCTGCCTCGTCAGCTGTCATGTTGGTGGCAGTGCCGAGCATGGTCATGATCTCGGTGAAGTCCAGCAGGGCGTCCTTTTGGATGCCGAGCTGTCCCGCGGCTTCGGCTACCGCTGCGATCTCCTCTGTGGTGGCGGGGATCTCCGTGGACAGCGCCTTGATGGAATCCGACATTGCCGCCAGTTCCTCGTCTGTGAGGTCTGTGGTCTTGGCGACGCCGGTAATGGCGCTCTCAAAGTCCATCGACGCCTGCGCGCAGCTGGCGAAGTATTCGTAGATCTCTTTCAGGGCGACGGCGATGCCTGCGGCCACGATGGCCTCGTGTACCTGATTAAAGGCCTGCCCCGCCTTGTCGCCGAAGGTCATAGCTTTATCGGCGGCCTCGCCCTGCTTCTTTTTCAGCGTGTCGATCTTGCCGGCAAGCTGCTCGGAGCTGTGGGAGAGGTCGTCGGTATTGACGCCCGCCTCTTCCAAAGCCCCGCTCAGCTCGTTCAGCTTTGCCGTCTGCTTCTCCAGCGAGGCGGAGGTCTTGTCGATCTGAAGCTGCTTTGCCAGCAGCTTGTTCTTCATGTCGGCGGACTCGTTGCCGGTCTCCTCCATCTCCCGCTGGATATTGTCATATTGCTGCCGCAGCATTTCCAGCCGCTTCCGCGTCGCTTCCACGGCTGCCTGCTGCTTTTGGAATGCGGAAATATCCGCCTGTGTCTTGGAGAGGGCCTGGATTTCCTTCTGCATGGACACAATTTCCTGCTGAGCGGCCTTAAAGGTCTTGCTGTAACTGCCTCCAAGCTGCGCGTTCAGCTGGAATAGCATCTCATACTCTTTGCGGCCTGCCATAGACGGCCCTCCTTTCAGATTATTTCTGCTTGCGTCTTTCCCGGGCTTCTTTCACGAGCTGATTGCTGACCTTGATCCACTTACACAGGGATGGCAATGGCAGCGACAGCCAGTAGGAAACGGGGGTCTGATTGGTTTTTGCCATGGTAAGGCATTGCCTGCGGAGCCAAACGCCGCCGTCGCCGGTTACAGCTCCGATGCCAGCAAAAAAGAGCGGGCCTTGCCTCTGACGCGGTTAAACTCGAAAATCGGCAGAGCGCGCAGGGCGTCATCGCCGATGCGCCGGGGGTGGCCGCTGGCATCAACAATGGTGTTGGTGCAGGCTCGCGCCGCCATGCGCACAAGGAACTGTCCAGAGAAGGTAGGCGAGATGGTAGGCTTACCGATGGCCTGAAGCTCGTCCTCGATGGCGAGGGCATCATCACCGGTCAGTCCCTCAAAGTCAAAGTTCAGCTCGTCGAAGGTCTGCCCCTCATAGGTGAAAGGCTTTTTCAGCTTGAGAGTGTAGTTGCCCTCGCTCTTCTTGGCCTGTGCCTCAGCCGCCGCATACTCGTCATGGTCAACGGTAGAGAAAGCATCAGCGGGGACAAAAGTCTTGTTGGTATCAGCCATGATAAAAACTCCTTTCAAATCTCAAAAAGATGCCCGGAGCGGATCTCCCGCCCCGGGCGTTGTTCGTGTTCTTACATGCCGAGCGCCTTACGGACGTCGGCCAGGTAATCGGTGCCGTTGACATAGCAGATGAAATTCAGCTGGTCGACCTCGCGCACCTTCTTGCCGTCGATGTAGGTCGCCCAGTAGCGGACAGCGTACTCGCCGGAGCCGTTGGAGGGCGCTGCAGGGGCAACGGAGCCGCCCTTGTCGCTCTTGGGGATGACCACAAGAATGTGCTTGACGGCGCGCACGACCACCTTGCCGGCCACAACGTCCTCGTCCTGCTGTGCAACGCGCAGGTCGATGGTGTGGCGGCGGGGTTCGGAGAGCTTCACGCTCTGGTCGGTGACGGTGCGGAAGTTGAGGCCCAGCGTCATCGCGTCGAAGTGGCCGAGAATGACCGACTCGACATTGCCGGCAATGCCGGCGCCGGAGATGGACTGCGTCAGCGCGGTCAGGTCAGGAAGGGTTGCCTGAGCCATACCGACATACTCAACAGAGTCTTCGTAGACCTTGAAATTGATAATGCTCTGATCCATGATTCAAACCTCCTTTTAGCCCTGCAGGGCGCTGGTGACATAGCTGGCGTCATACTCCAGCACGAAGTCGATCTCCTGAGCGGGAGAGGGCGGCGTCATGTAGACATGGAGCTTGATAATGCCGGCCATGAGGTTGGTCAGCGGGTTTTCGCTCTCCAGCATCTCCACGCGAGCGCCCAGGAGGTAGCCCATACCCACCAGACCGTTGAGCCAGATGTTGGCGGAATCAAGAACGGTGTCGATCAGGCGGCGGGTCATAGGCTTGTCCAGCTTGCTCCAGAAGGTCTTGACGAGGGAGTTGCCGACCCAGCCGAACATACGGCTGACCGGGATAAAGTAATCCTTGACATCGGTGTTGGAGGGATAGCAGGCGGTATAGTTACCCCATGCCACCCAGCCGCTCATGAAGTTCAGCGCCGTGTCCACGCCGATGCCGTTGAGATAGTTGGCCTGCGCCAGCGTCAGGTTGACCTCGGTGCCGTCCTCCAGGCAGAGGCCGTCGCACTGCAGCCCCTTATTGGAGGGAGGCTCGTAGGGGCAGCCGCCGTTGCCGGTGTCGATCTGCGCCATCAGCCCCGCCATCTGGGTAGACAGGTGGAACTTATAATCGCCCAGCTTCGCCATCGGCCAGAAGGCGATCTCGTCCTCGTCGGCGATGTTGGCGGCGTTCTTCTTGGTGAGAACATCGGAATAGGCACGCGCGCCGGAAGCACCGCAGTCGATGTCGATCAGCGCCTTGGCGCGGAACAGGCCGTTGATGTTGCCTGCCTTGGCGGTCATCGCAGCGGCCACGGTAGACTGCTGAGAATAGCCGGGGGCGCACAGCAGATCGGGGACGATGCCCAGCAGGGTCAGGCACAGCTCCACATTCTCCATCGCGGAGGCGATGTCGGATGCGGTGACGGTGGATGCCTTGACCTTGTTGTAGGCGATGTTTACCTGCTCGGCATCATAGGCGCTGCCGGTAGACAGCAGCTCCACTACCAGATGCTCGCCGCTGTAATAGGCGTTATAGTCGGTGCCGGACACATAGGCAGAGCCGGTACCGCCGGCAGGCTTAATGACCAGAGTGGAATCGTTGATGGCCGCGATGGGAAGCTTCACCTTGTGCTCCGTCACCGCAACATCAGCCGCGGCAGACGCCTCCTTTGCGGTGGCGATATCCAGAACATTGCAGAAAATGACAGGCTGGCAGGCGAACAGCTTGAAGTGCGAATACATGAATTCGCAGAGCGTGTAGGTTGCCCAGTCGTCGGAGTAGCCCAGCTTCTCCACCGCCTCAGACCAGCTGGTGCAGAGAACAGGGGTGCCGGGGGCAGCAGGCTTATCCGCCGCCTGAACAGGAGCCAGACCGACCACGAAGGGGACGCCGGACTCCGCCACGACAGGGGTGCTGACGCTGGTAGCCTGCTGAGAGACATATACGCCGTGGTTCATTGAAATTTCCTCCTTACTTCATGCCCTTGGCCAGCTTGTGATAATTCACATACAGCAGGTTCCCAGGCGTTTTGACTTTGATGCGGTCGGCGGGGAGCGTTTCGTCGCTCACCACCAGCGACGCGATCAGCGGGTGCTGCTCGATCACCGGGGCAAGGGAGTCAAGGACTTCCTTCCGGCCGCCGCGATAGATGGTGCCGCGCTGGATCACGCCCATCATGGTAGGACCGAGATAGACGCAGAAGCCGCCGGTGTCGGCGACCTTCTTCGGCGCGGCAGGCTTTTTCTTTGCCGTCTTTGGTGCGGCGGTCTGAGCCGCCGTGTCGATGATTTTTTCGCTCATAGGTTAACCTCTCTTTCCACAGGGGGAAGCATCCATGTGGAGATCATTTCCCCCACGAAATAGGGGGCGGTGTCATCGGGATAGACTATCGTTTCAAGCCCCGCCTCCAGGTCAAGGGTAAACTGCCCTCCGATCACGACCTGCCTAAGCATCGCAATGCGCAGCCGTTCCATGAGATTCAGCAGCATCAGCCCGCCCTCCTGCTCGTCATCGTTATAGACACAGCAGATAGACCGGACCTTGGCGCTGGATGTCACACGCTGTCCTTGTGGCTGTTGATCCATGCCGGTAATGACCTGGTGCAGCACATAGGGAGCCTTCTTGGTGGCGGAAGTGCCGTCCGGCAGGCGCGTCAGGTAGACCTTTGCAGGGCGGAAGCTCTGCTCCGTGTCGCCCTTCTGCAAACGGGTCGGCATGATCAGGTCGGCGGTGACCTCCTCGGTAAAGGCCCGCAGGCGTTCCAGCAGAATGATCCTTGTCATAAATCAGCCTCCCCATCCGTTCAGCACGCGCAGGATTTCATGCTCAACGCGCTTTTCGTAGGTGTCGCGGATCGTTTCGTCCATCTTCTCGATGACTTCTTCGTTCCGCATCATGTGTCCGGTAGACGGACCAAACTTCTGCTCCACAGGAAAGCGCGGAGAGCCGACGCGCTCGAAAACGGCAGTCGGGCCGAAAATGCGGGCCACGAATGCGTGTTGAAGCGTCGCAGCTCCGCCGTTGCGCATTACCTGTGTCTGCACGGTGCCGTCCCGGCTGTATGTGGTGTTGAAGGTCAGCAGCGGGAGCACGGTGCCGGAGAAACTGATGCTCATACCCATCACGCCTCCCGCACCGCCTGTGATGTGGGTCTTGGAGTGAACTCTCCGCATGAATTCACCCTTGTTGATGGTGTACTCGGCGGCGGCGAACTGTCCGGCGCGGGTCTTGGCTGTATCTCCGGCGCGCCTCAACGCGGAGAACGCCGCTTTGTAAACGCCGCCGGGGATATTGTGCAGCAGCTTGTTCACGCGCTCCAGGCTGTCGCCGCCGACCTCGTTGACGCGGATAAAACTCATTCGTCCACCGCCTCCAATTCCACGCGCAGCATACCCATCTCACAGACCGAGGACGCGACATAGAACTCCCGGAAGAAGCCTCCGCCGCCCTCCTGGTCGTTGATCCTGATACGCTGCCCCCGCTCCGGCTGCACCCCGCCGAGATCGGACAGGGCGCAGTGGAGAACGGAGGAAACGATGTAAAGCCCCTGGGCATGGTCGCTCATCAGCTGGCGGCGGTCCTTCTCCTTCAGGCCGGAGAGGACGATGGGAATATCCTCGTAGGTCGCCCCGTCGTACTTGACGGTGCGCTTTTCCGCGAACTCGTCGCAGTTGAGGAACACGCCGAAGTTGTCGCGGGCGACCATATCCTTGAAGCCGCTCATACCACAGGCGCCTCCGGCGTCAGCACAGGGGGCGCTTCGCCGTCGTCCACGCCGTCGTCGTCCTCAGCGATCGCGTCCTCCAGCGGAACATCCGTAATGGCGGCGATCAGCTGCGCCTTGGTCTTGAGCTTAGCGGTGTCGATACCCATCTCCTTGGCCAGCTCCGTGAGTTTGGCGTTGGTCAGCGTTTTGAGCTGCTCGGGGTCAAGATGGGCGCTTTCCGCGCCCTCTGCGCCCTCTGCGCCCTCGCCGCTGTTAGATGGGTCAGCGCCAGCCCCGCCGCTGTCCTCGCCCGCAGTGGGCGTTGCAACGGCGGGAGCGGGCGTTTCCACGGCGGGGCTGGCAACGCGCAGGGCGAAAAGGCGCTGCGCTTCCTCCTCGGAGACTTCGCAGGTGCCGCCGCGGTCGATGGGGATGGGGTGCTTCGAGCCTTCCGGCCTATAGCCGTAGGTGCCGCAGATGATCTCGATTTTCGTCATGGCAGTCTCCTTTCTGCGCCAGCTCAGGACACGACATCCGCCGCGTAAATGTACGGGCAGTAGTTGTGAGGAGCGGCCAGGGGACGAGCGCCCAGGCGCAGCTTGCGCTGGTCGGCGTCCTGATTCAGAGAGAACTTCGGAACGCGGGCCGCAGCATGGGAGGCAAACTCGGTGGAGCCATAGTCGATCTGGGTGATCTGGCCGTACATCATGTGGCCGCAGCCGGGGGCGGTGACCATAGCGGAGGTCGCGGGGAAATACTTCTGCTCCGCACCGCTGTCGTCGATGTAGGTCTCGTCTACGGAGATCAGGTTCAGCTTGAAACCGCCGAAATTAAGCGTACCCATATAGACAACGCCGTCGTAGCGGCTGAGTTCCTGGTCGATGGTGCCGATGATGATACCGCTGTTGCGGTCGAGCAGCTTCTGCACCTTCTCCATGTCGAGGATCGCGTCGGCTACGTCGGAGCCGAGCACCAGGTCAACCGCGCGCAGGCCGCGCTTGGACAGCTTGCGGCACATCGCCTTGACGTCGCCGAAGAAGTCGCCGCCGGTGGCGTTCCACTTGGTGCTGACGGTGTAGGTGTGGTCGCTGGCATCGTCGAAGAACTTGACATACAGGATTTCACCCTCGGTCTTGTCGTCGATGTAAGTCTGCATGGTGCAGGCGTTGTTGATCATGGTCTGCGCGCACATCCACTCCTCGCGGCGCACGACGCGGCGGTCCATGTCGGTCAGGTCGCCCAGCTGCAGACGTGCCGCGCGCTGAGCGGGAGTGCTGTTGGCATAGATGGCCTCGCCAAAGCCGCGCTTACGCAGTTCGTCCAGAGTCAGCAGGCGGGACGGCGCGATGAATGCGGGCTGATACTCGTGGATCTCGTAGCCGCGGCGATCCATAGGAATATCGCCGGCGCGGGCGGAGACGAACGCCGCCATCTTGCGGTCGCCCTTGCGGTACTCGGTCAGCACCTTGTCGCAGGCAAAGATGTCGCCCTCCCCGGTGGGGAAGTAGCGATCCTTGAAAAAGGTCTGCTGAGGAACGATCTCCTCGGTGATCGCCATCAGCACATAAGTGTCAAAGAAATTCAGTTCAGCAGCCATTGTTGATTCCCTCCTTAGTTGGCAGCAGCGGCAGCCTTGAAGACGATGCCGCGCATACGCAGGTTGTCCTTATCACCCTCGGTGATGGTGTAGCTGGCCGCAACAGTCACCTTGCCGATGTCGAAGCAGCCGGCGGTGTAGACAGCTACCTTCTCGTCGGCAGCGGTGCCGACCTCGATGTCATCACACAGAATGCAATCGGGGGTCAGCGTTTCGTTGCTGGCAGCCGAGGTACCCAGCACTACCAGCTTGCCATCGCCGGCCGTGCCGGAGGACTTGGCCAGGATGGTGCCACGCTTGAGGGTGGCCGCAGCGGTCAGCTTGCGGATGATGCCGCCGCGCACTTCGGGTGCGGGCTTAATGTCGGTGATCAGACCGTCAAAGGTCATCTCGCCGATCTTTTCGCTCAGATTGATCATGTTCTTAGCCCTCCTTCTTCTTGCCCAGCAGGTCAGCGACCATGCTGCGGGCATTGGTCATGCGCGCCTCGGGGGTGTCGTTCTCCTTGCCGCCTTCGTCCTCGGGGGTTTCATCCGCAGGGGCGGGAGCGGCAGGAACGCCCTCGGCGCCGGATTCCTCGCCGTCATCTTTCAGATCGGCCAGAAACTTCTTACCCTGCTTGGCGGCGGTCTTGGCCGCTGCCATCAGCAGGTCGGCAGCAGAGCAGGGCTTGTCGCCGTACTTGGCCTGCTGCACGGCCGTCGCGTCGAGCAGACCGGAAATCTCGTCGATCTCCTGCATACGCGCACGCTCGGCCTGGATCGCGGCGTTGACCGCCTCGGTGTGATCGACGGAAGCACGGGCGTCGGCCTCCACCTGGGCGATCTCGTCCGGGTACTTTGCCCGGAGCTCTTCCTTAGTCATGGAAATTCCTCCTTCATCGCCGGTGACTTCCGGCTTGTTTTTATCTGTCTCAACCGGGGCGGAGGCCTCGGGTGTGACCGTGGGAATGTTGTCCGGCGCAAACATGCCGGGGGCAAGGTGCATCTGCCGTCCGTTCACGAACAGGCTGCGTCCGTCCGCGCTGGCGGCGATGCTGGTCGGCTCCGCATCCTCGATCAGCTCGTCTGCAAAGCCCTTGTCGATGGCCTCGCGGCCGGTCATATAGGTCGTGTCCGCCATCAAGTGGGAAATCACCGTGGTCGACAGCCCGGTCTTGCGCGTGTAGACCTCCATCTGCATCTTGTCCCACGCATCCTGCTGGGTGGCCTGTTCTCGCAGCTCGTCGGCGTTGTAGCCACCCCACAGGAAGGTCCAGCATTTGTGAATCATGATGAGGCTGGAGGGATTGACCCTGACCGTATCGCAGGCGCACATGATAAGACTGCCGCCGCTCATGGCCACGCCGTCCACGATGCAGGTGAGTTTCGTGCCGTTCCGCGCCAGCTCCCGCAGGCGGTTGTGGATCATGTTGGACGCTCCGGCGTCGCCGCCGTAGCTGTTCATGCGGATGGTGATGGATGTGCAGCTGGAGATTTGCTTGAGATCCTCCAAAAACTCGGAGAGCAGGATGTACTGCCCTTCGATGGGCTCGCCCCACCAGTTTGTGGGCTGCTCCTCGTAGATGTCTCCGTACATGGTGATCTCGGCATCGCTGCCGTCCACCGTGGCCATCGTATAGACCTTTTTCGAGATGCTGACGGCGGGAGACTTTCGCCCAGCTCTCTTTACCGGAATGCTCATGCGCATTACCTCTCTTTCCAAATATCGCTTGACGGAATGTAGGGACTGTTCAGCCACTCGCGGATTCCTGCACGGCAGTTTTCGTTGCAGCGGCGCTCCATGTTCTTCGGGCAGTAGGCACAGTAGTCGCTTGCGTAGTTCCAGATGGCGAGCGCCATGCGCCGCGCATTCAGACTCTGCAGGTGCTCCAGATTAGTCACCATTGCCGTCACCTTCTTTCGGCGATGCCGATACAACGGTGACTTTGTTGCCTCCTGCCTGTGCCAGCAGCTCGTTTTCACGCTGCAGCTGCTCCACGTTCTCCTCCCAGTCGCCGCCGCTCATTTCGCGGCTGACCTGCTCGTGGGTCTTGATGGCGTTGTCGATCAGCATGAGGGCTGCTTCTGCCTCCTTCTTGGGGTCAAGGCTGCCCTGTACGGGGCCAATCCAGCGTGCTCCGCACCATGCCTCCCGCACGAGGGGGTCTGTGAAAAAGCCGGGGGCATTGATGCGCCCCAGAGCGACCGCTTCGGCCAGAAACATCTCGTAGACCGGCTGGCAGAAGTCATCCACAAACCACTTCCGGCGCATCTTGAATGCCTCCCACGCCTCCAGCAACGCGCCGCGGCTTGCGGAATAGGAGCTGTTGAATTCCTTGATCAGCACGTCGTAGGGCAGCTCCAGCGCCGAGCCGATCAGCTTGCACAGCGTCTTGACGAAGGTCTCAAAGCCCGCCGTTGGAATGTTCGGGTTGCCAAAGTTGACTTTTTCTCCGGGGGCGAGGTGCGTCACCGTACCCGGCCCCATCTCGTACTCGTTGTCGTCCTCGGAGATATTGTTCGCCAGCGGCCCGCCGTCCGCGTTGACCTCAGCGGGAACACCGGCAATATCCCCGGCACCGACTTCGTTGAACGGTGTATCGGAGGGGTCGGTCTCCGTTTCGATCCACGCGGTGAAGAAGCTCTGCACCAACGCTGCCATCAGTTCGGATTCCGTATAGCGCCGGAGCTGGAGCAGCGGCTCGATGACCTGCGCCAGGTACGGAACACCGCGGTACTGGTCCGGGCGCTCGCTGTCCATGATGTGGAGAATGTTCGGCAGGCCGGTCTTGGCGCCGTAGGCCTCCACGCGCTGCCACTTCTGCGGCTCGCTGGTGATCTGGTGCGGGTAGGTATTGCTGATATGATAGGCGACCACGCGGCCGTTGCCGTCCACCTCCACGCCGTCATAGACCTTGTGGCCCGCGCCGGGTTTTCCCTCTGGGATCTTGCCCTCCACGTAGCCGCCGATGGTGACGCCGCCGCCGTACTCGCTGGGCGTGCAGGCGCGGTCGGCTTCTACGATGTGGAGCCGCAGGGAATAGGGATTGAGGGGCGTTGCCGGGTATCGCTTGACCAGCGCGAACACGTCGCCGCTGAGCAGCCACGATTTCAGGGCAAGCTGCTGCAAGCTCTCAAAATTGTTCAGCCCCAGCGCGTCGCAGTTCTGCTTTTTCCCGGCCCACAGCCGGAATTCCATCTCCGCCGCGTGCTGCCACTTCTTCGCCGCCTCCGGAGAGATGCCCAGCACCTCGCGGTCTACAGATGCTTTGAGCGTCAGCCCCGTTCCGATGACCTTGGTGCGGTTGGTATTGATTGCCGCCGTTGCCACAGGAGCGGCCATATAAAGCATTCGCGCTCTCTGCCGCAGGGTGGCGTTGTTGCGGTTGATGTCCTCATTGGGAGCGCCGCTGTCCGGAACAAATCCCTTGAGCGCCCGCCGCGTCAAGCTGGCCCCGGCTTCGCTGTACCCCTTCGCCTGCGGCGCTGCTGCGCGGCGGCGGTTTTTCTTGTTGCTCAATGCTTATCGCCTCCCGTTTTCGGAAATAAAAACAGGCGGCCCGGCGGCGAAAGGAGCAAACTCCGCCAGGCTGCCTGTGCAAAAAGCCCTTTCAGGCGCTTTGCCGGTATCATTTTCGTGACCCCACGAAAAAGGTCACCAGTCGCGGGGAATGATGCCGAAAGCCTTCCTTGGCTTGCGGCCGTTCAGCTCCGCGAGCAGTTCGTCGACCTTCTTCTCCGCGTCCTCGATCTCGTTCTTCAGATCAGGCAGGTCGAAGCGCGTCAGCTCTCGGTCGTCGATAACATAGCTTTTCACGCCGCCGTCCACAAGGGCCAGATACGCGGCGCGCAGCTTGGAAAGGGCGCTCTGCCAGAAGTCCAGCCGCGCCCGCAGTTCAACTTTATCCATATCGGACACCTCACCAATCGTCGTAGTATTTCTTCCCACTCCTGCGCCTCGGTCTCTGCTTGGCGGCGGGAGGCGGCATGACAGGCGTTGCAACGGGGGCGGGAGCGCGTTCGCCGCCCGCCTCCTTTAGCCGCCTGTCTATCTCGTCCAGGTTCTTAGGCAGCGCCTTGAACGCCGCCAGCGCATAGTTGCGGCAGTCCAGCGCCTCGTTGCGCTCGTGGCCGGGGATCTTCTTCCACTGCCACGGCTGCTTTTTGTTGGGGTCGTAGACCTTGACCTCGGAGAGCAGCCCTGTAAAATAGCCGGAGCCGTAGTCATCCCGCTTGGGGAAGTGGCAGTATTTCGCTCCCGGCGTCTGCACGCGCAGGTTGTCCATGATGACCTCCTTGCCGGAGTCAACACCGATCTGGTACTGCCAGCAGGTGCCGACCGCCGTCTGCTTGATGATGATCTTCTGCTTTTTCGGCGGCGCGGTGTAGGGCTTATCGCTGCCAGGCATACCCTTGATGCAGAACACCTTTTTCCCAAGTCGCGCCCGGCATTGCATACGGACCTCCTGTGTGAAATGTCCGCCCTCGTCCACAAAGGACATTGACATTTTCAGCCCCACGCCGTTCTCGAAGCGCAGAACGCGGTCAAATATCAGTTCGTCCAGCTGCGCCCATACGGCATCATCATCGGGCCGCCCCATGACGATGCCCTTCTCAATGCCCCAGGTTTCTCCAAAGTGGCCGTGGCCGACGATCTCGTACTCCATACGGTCATCCTGGGTATCGACGCCGGCCGTCAGAACAAGCACGCCCTCCGGTAGCTCGGCGGGGTATTCCTCCCGGCGCGCCATCAGGCTGTCCTCGTCCTCCAGGTCGCCGCGATCCTCCCACAGCTCGCCGAAGCAGGTGTTGTAAACGACCTGCATCTTGCGGGTGCTGCCGACCGCGTTCAGGTATTTCAGAATGATAGACTCCCAGCTCGCCCATTGGCTGACAAAAGCGTTCAGCCAAAAGGAGCGGGAGCCTTGTTCATAGGCATCAGGATTGTCGGCTTCCCATCTGGCGGGAGCTTTCTTCATCTCCGCCTCGGTGGACACGCAGCCGCAGCCCGGGCAAGCGTAGTAGACATTGCGGACCTTGTAGGTCTTCTTGCCTGCGACGATGTTCTCGTCATGCTCGAAGCGAATGTCCGCCCATTGGATTTCGTGATACTCGCCGCAATGGGGGCAGCGGGATTTCCACCGTTCCATCGTGCCGGTAGCATAGGCCGCCTCAATGGCGCTGGCGTTCTTAACGGTGGGGGTGGACACCTCGCCGGACTTTGCGTTGTAGAATGTGGTCTGCCGCGCCATCGCCAAATCCCACGGGTCGCCCTCGTTGCCGGCAGACAGCGCCCAGCGGTCGCGCTCGTCGCCCAGCACATAGCGGATGGGCTTTGACGCCAGCGCGTGGGCCTCGGTGGAACCGCACATTGTGAGGATGCCACCGGGATAGGTCTTTTGCAGAATGGTATTGCCGCTGTCGCGGCTCTTTGGATCGCTGACCTTCTTACGCAGCGTGGGGCAATCGCGGATCATCGGCGCGATGCGGAGCTTGGAATACTCCTTCGCGTCAATGGTGGTAGGATGAATGAACAGGATCGAGCCGGGGTCTTGGTCGATCACATAGCCGATGCAGTTATTGAGAAATTCGGACTTGCCGACCTGGGATGCGGCCACCATGACGATGTGCCGCACCTTCGGGTCTGTCCATGCGTTCATCGGCTCGCGGAGATAAGGGGTGCGTTCGGTGCGCCAGGGGCCGGGTTCGGCAGCACTCTCGGCCGACAGGCGGCGGTTTTGCTCCGCCCATTCGGTCACGGTCAGGTCGTCCGGCGGGAGCATTCCGGCCATTGCCTTGGCAATGACCTTGTTCAGCCGGACGGCGGCGAGCCTACTCGTCATCGCTGTCACGCTCCGACCAGTCGCGCCGTTCCCTCACGCGCTCCTCGTATTTCTTCGGGTCGTAGTGATACCCGGCCAGCTCCCGCATGACCTTGCTGACCTCTTTGCGGATGACCTCGGATGCCTCGGCGGGCGTGGACACAGCCGCTACATCGACGGCCAGCCGCCCCGGCAGCGCATTGAGCGCGCCGCGAATGGTGTAGACAAGATCCTCCGTCAGCGCGGCAACGTCCTCCGCGCGGTGCATAGTGCCTTTCAGCTCCTCAGCCTCCAGCTTGGCGATGGTGGCCTTGGACGCTTTCATCGTCGTTTCCGCCACGCGGCGGGTCTTCTCCAGCTTCTTGTCCTCCTCGTCCATCGGACCGTCGGACAGGAACTTGATATATCGCTGGACGGAATCGGCCAGCCGGAAGAAACCCTTGCGGCAGGTCGGCACGGTGCCGTCCTGCGCCATCTGCTGGACGCGCCGGGCAGACACGCCCAGCACCGTCGCCATCTCTGTTGTGCTGACCTCAGTCTCGTCGGTAATCTTCTCGCTTTGTCCAGCCATATAGCAAACTCCTTTCCGTGGCGATGGAGCGGGACTCACCAGAATTGCACTGGAGCACCGCCAGGAGGCGGCGAGACCATTATCCCGCGCTGTGGTCTTATCTTCATAGGAGGCCTTTATCGAAACTCTCCCCACATTCTCGCGGAGAAGAGCAGATAAAGCAGGGGGAATTACGGCAGATACCGCCGCAGGTGCCTCGATTGGCACCAAAAGCATCGGCTGGTGCGTAACGAAATGCCTGATTTTTGCCTTGGTAACTACGCTTTTTTCGGGGTCGGCGAGCCCGCGGCGTGTGGGGCGGGGGTCGTCACAGTACCTTTTGCCGTCGTCGCCTGTTGCAACGCATTTCCCCGCCCTCAGCGCGACGATGCCGAGAGGGGGAGGGAGCAACACAGCCAGACGCAGATACGCCGCTCTCGTGCGATGTATGCGCCTGGCTGTGGTATTGTGTTATAACTTCGTCAGCAATTCCGCATGGCTATACCCCTTAACGCCCTTGGTCATCATGCCGAGGAAGTCATCACGCGAGAAATCAGAGAGCCGGAATACTTCTTCAGGTTTCATTCCGAGCTGTTTGCCGATCTCCTGAACGGACTTGCCCTCGTCCAGCAGCCGCTTTACGATGGCTTTCATCGGCTCAAGCAGATGTGTACCACGAGCACGGTTGTGTGTGACGGTGCCGTAAATATCCTCGGTCGCGTCATCATGCCGCACGATCACCACCGGCACCTTGCCTTTGAGCATGGTGTGCAGCGGCTCCTCTCCGGCCACGGTCCAGCGGTGAAAGCCGTCGATGATGGTGTAGTCGGGACGCACGACGATGGGAAGCGTCCAGCCATTGGTCATGATCGATTGCACCAGCAGTTTCAGATTTTCACGGTTGACCTTGTTGGGGTTGTAGTCATTGGGCTTGAGCTGCTCCCGGTCTACCCATTGCAGGGAGGATAACGGGGCGAACAGATCCGCGTCAGCCATTTGCCTCACCTCCCTTCCGGAAGCGCTTGGCGTAATCGGCGTAGGCGCAGGATATGTCCTGATAGATGGCGCGCAGGGTGCGGAGCTTGGGATCTCCAGCAGTCAGACCGCCGTACATTTTCTTGTAGTCGCGCGGCCGCGCCATTCCGTCCATCTGAATGAACATCTTGCGGTACTGCTTGGCGATCTTGCGCTTATGCTCCGTATTGAAGAAGTCTCCCGGGCGGACGAACAGCATCTCCTTCAGGAGCGCACGGTAGTCCTTGGTGTCCTCGCCCTCCAGCTCCCGGCGCTTCCTTGTGGTGCGGTGGAACATTTCGCTGTCCCAGTACAGCATGGCAAGGTAGGCATTCGGCTCGCGCCGAAGGACGCGCTCCGTGAGAGATGGGTCATATTCGCCCAGGTGTACCAGCACGGGTACGGTATCAACGGAGAAGAACTGCGACACGCGCAGCTGATTCCGATTGACGCCGACCTGATACATCTGCAGGTAGACCTCGGGGACTTCGATGCGCTGGTCTCGCAGGTACAGCCAGACGTCCGCCGTCTTCCAGTCGTAGATGGGATAGATGGTGTTCGTGCCGGTGATGCCCTTTGCGCCCATATTTAGTGCCGCCATGTATTGGAGCCGCTGAATGGACTCTGCTGCGCGGACGCCGGTGATCATGATGCCGTCCATCGTCACGCGGGGCAGGAAGGATTGATAGTTGTCGATCCTTGGCCGGAGCTGCGGGTGATTGCGGATGGCAAAGGGCGGTGGCTGCCGCACCCAGACATCGCGCTTGCGCCGATCCCAGCAGACGAAGGTTTCATCGCTGGACAGCTCATTGAGACAGCTGAAATGCTTGACCTCGATGCACCACCATTGAAACTTGGCGCCGGCAAGCAGGAACTTCTTTCGCCACGCCTTGGTCGTCGCTTCAATGGAATCGAAGATTGCCTCCTCGTCCACGAAAAGGACGGTCAATTGCGAGGGATTGATCTCTCCGGCCTGGATCAGCTTATAGGTCAGGTCGGCAAGAACGATACTGTCCTTGCCGCCGGAAAACGAGAGGTATACGGGGACGCCGTTGGAAAATACATTCTTGATCCGCTGGCGCGCCGCAGTCACAACGTCGATGTCTGAGCTGATGCGCTTTACAGCCATATCCGCTCACCACATTTCGGGCAGAGGATAAACCTCTTAGCAGGCTCGACGGAAGACGCCGTGCCGCTCTGTGCGGGTGCGACTTCCTCAGCCTGCGCCGCAGCAGCTTCTTCCCGGGCGGCGTATTTCTCGCGCGTCTCGGTGATGGCCGCAGCCTGCTCCGGCTCAATGGTGCCGTACTCAAGCAGGGCGTCGCTGGCTTCGTCAGCCTCCATCACCATCGCACGGAGAAGATCCTCTTCGTAGCCGGGAATGTCCAGGTCATCTTTCAGCTCAAGGATAAAAGCGTCCAGCGCGGCCAGATCGTCAACGCCCAGGTCAAAGACGCGGTTATCGGCCAGCATGAGCTTTTTCTTCTCCGCCTCAGTCAGTCCGGACACGACATAGCAGTCCGCCTCTGTGCGGCCGAGGGACAGCAGCGTTTCATACAAGCCGTTGCCGGCGAGAATAACGCCGTCCTCGTCGACCACGATGGGGCGGATCTGACCGAACATTTCGACAGAGCGGCGGAACTCTTTCAGCTGCTTGTCGGTGTGCATTCGGACATTCCGATCCGGTCGCCGCAGCTCGGTCAGAGGCTTCTTTATGACCTTCATGCCTGCACCCCCTTCAAGAAGGCGCGAGCGCTGTCGATCTTTTCAGCTGCCGCAAGGACGATGCCGGGGTCGATATCGTAGACCTCACGCCAGCCGTTCTCGATGCTGCCCGTCCATTGGCGGGCGGGCCACGGGTGAGTGCCGCACAGATATCCGTTCTTCCAGCCGTAGATCGGCGGAAGCGGGAGCTGATGGTAGTGAATATAGGCAAGGATGTGCTCATGCTTCCACGCAGCGAGCGGGCTGAATCGCGTAACACCTTTGCCATCGGTATAGATATTGCTGTTGCGACCGACATAATTGCCGTCCGCACGGCGGCGGCCGAGAATGATGACGTCCAGCTCGTGCGCCTTGAAGTATTCACGCTGCGCTCGGTGCTGCACGATAGAAAACCATCGTCCGGCCGCGGCGGAGTCCTTGGGGAAAAGCATCTCTTGATGCTTCACCAGCCAGTCGATATCCTGATGCGTGTTGATGACTTCGCAGCCTGCCGGCTTATGCTTCTCGATCCATGCGGCAAAGGCGGGGTATTCCAGGTCGCACACGCCGATCATGCTATCGGTGACGCCGGCCGCTTCACAGAGTTTGCCAAGGACAATGCTGTCCTTACCAGCGCTCCATGCGTAGGCAGCACACTTCCCAGCCGTCACGGCCTTGATGTCCGCCACGGTCGCGGCAGTAAGTTCGTCCAGCTCTGCGCGGGAAACGGCTTCTTCGATAGTTGCAACGGCTTCCAGCCATGCACTGTTGTCGATCCTCTGCTTCCTTCCGAGGCTCATGCTCTCACCGCCTTTCTCGAGGCGATAACAGCGACAAGACCGCTGGACAGGACGGTCGTCAGACTGCCTGCCGCTTTCACAGCCGGAATGCCGGCGAGATTGCCGTAGGCGAAGATCGGAAGCCCGACACACAGCGCGGTCAGCACACCGGCAAAAACGCCCTTGCCCGTCAGTTTCTTACCGAGCAGCGTCATGACCGTCGGCAGCAGCGTCGAAGCGCGGAGCGTTCCGTAGAACAGGAACAGGTATGTCACCGTCAGGCCGGGAATGTTGGCGATGGCGATAGCCACGATCAGCAGGCAAAGCATGGTGCGGCGCGAAGTCTGCACCGTGTCCTTCCCAATGCCGAGCCAGTCTGTCGTGAGCGACGCTGCCGCGCAAAGGTTGCTATCCACCGTGGAGAGCAGGCCGGAGATAATCATAAACAAGAACGGGACCAGCACCCATGTCGGAAGCAGCGAGGAAACGAATTCAAAGTTGACCATGCCGGTGTCGCTGGCCGCAAAGCCGGAGCCTGCGGCAAGGAAGCCCACCGTTCCCATGCAGATCGGAACGAGCGCAAACAAAAGCGCACCGGCAAAAAACGATCTGCCGATGCGGTCGCGCCTGATTGCGAAAGCTCGTTGCCAGAAGCACTGATCCCCGAACGGGCCGGAGATCAGACCGACAGCCATCGGCAGACCATAGCCCAGCAGGACCTCAATGCCCGTGGAGGAGGTGAGCGAAGTATATTCTCCGGAGACAGCACCGAGCCCTGCCCGTACCGTGTCAAAGCCGCCGGTCATGCGAAGGCTCAGAACGACCAGCAGAGCGCCACCCATGAGAATAATGCCCAGCTGGACGACATCGGTGATGATGGAGGCTTTCAGCCCGGAGAAGCGGGAGTAGGAATATGCGATAGCTGCCAGAGCGAGCGTCATGCTCCAGAATGGCAGCCCCGTAATGAGGGCCAGCGTCTTTCCCCCGGCGAGCAGCTGCACCGCCGTTGAAAGAACGGCCAGCGCGCCGAGCTGGAAGGAGTAGACGCCCTTGACCTTGCCGGAGTGATAGCGCTCCGCCATGTAGCCGGTCAAGGTGATGCCCTCCGGGTACTGCGCCCGGATCCTTTTTGCAAAGGGGATAAACAGGATCAGGCACAGCACATTCGGTACCGTAAACCAGAACATCCCCGGGATGCCGCGCGTATAGGCCATCTCCGAGGAAGTGAACAGTGAGGGAGCCCAAATCCAAGTGGCGGCGATGCTCATGGCGGCAATCACCGAGCCGATGCGCCGGTCCGCCACATGGAAGCCCTCTGCGTCGGTCGTCTTTCGGGTGAACATCAGCGTGACGCCGATCATCAGCACCGCATAGACGGCCAGAATGACAATTCCGAACATTTTGGAAATCTCCTTTTATGATGTCACCGCTGCCCTCTGCTGGCGAACATCGGACCCGGCGCATGACCGGCGCGCAAGGAGTAACGCGCAGGCCTCAACCTCCTTCCCAAACGAATGACGGCCACCCCGCGAGGGATGGCCGCCTGGCTTATGTAGGATTTTACGAGTCTAATCCTAATACATGGTGCGGGGAATATCAAGAAACGAGTTGCAACAGCGAAGAACAGCTTTTAACTACCGAGGTAGCGGTAACACACCATCTTTACCGAATCCTCCGAATTGCGGCCTCCTATGACCGCTGCGACCTCTTTCCATGCGAGCCCTCTCAGGAAGCGCAGCCGGAAGATCAGGCGCGTCTGGTCATCGTCGATGCCTTGAATGAACGGCATGATCTGCCCCTCGCTGGCCTTGACCTCTTCCTCCAGAAAGCCGACACGCGCATCCATATCCACGATCTCAGCTGCGAGGTCGCCGACCTTATCCTTTATGCCGGGAGTATGCGGCATACCTGTGAGGGCAGCCGCGCCGGGGCAAGCCGCGTCACGCAAGGACTGTAGCATCTCCCTTGCCCTTGCCAGTTTCTCTATCAGCTCAAAATGCTGATTCAATTCCGAAAGCGTCGTAATAGCTCACCCCAATCTGTTCTTACTTCCTCTTGCCACCCTGTCGGCTGACAGTCTCTCCAATCTGCATTTGCCGGTATGTTGGCTGCACTACCTCTACCGACACCACACGGGTATCTCCGTATCGCTCCAAATCCTGAGCGATCTGCTCCTTTATGCCAATGGCCTGCCCCGCCGGGGCGTTCACATGAACGGTGATGACGAGCATCATCGCACCGTCTGATAGGCGCGAGCTTTCTTGTTATAGGCCAGATCGACCGGCGCGCCGCAGGAAAGGCAGCTGTAGGTGAAGACGTCCTCCTCGAAATTCGTCCGGTATTTGAAGTGCTTTCCGCACTTGCAGCGGATGTGCGCCGACGTGAGATCGTGCAGCGGCGTCTCTCCGTTGCAGGTTGCGCACCGATAGGACGAGATAGGCTGTTTTGCACAAAAGCCGCGCAGCTCGCCGCATTGTGCGCACCGAATAAGCAGAAATCCCTTGTATGTCTTCGGCGTGGTCTCCTCGGCTTCCGCTCTATCAGGGATAGCCCAGGCCTCTTTCGGCCCGAACATAGTCTCCGCACGGCTGGGCTTTGCACGAAGCAAAGTCGGCTCTGCCTTGTGTATCTCCGGCAGGGAGGCCTTCGTTGCAGCGCCGCGCCACACAGGGCGGCAGTCTATGCCGTTTCCGAGACGGCAATGCCATCTGTTCGCGCCGCTGAACTCCTCTTTCTCTCCGTGCTCACAATATTCGCAGTTCCCGTTCAGCCACAGCAGGGCGGCAATATCGGTCGCGGCGGCGTTGATTGCCTCCTCCGCTCCTGCGAACTCCTGCACCAAGTCAAAAAGGCGGCTGTAATCGTCATACTGAATACGCCCGTTCTCATTCAGCTCATTGATAAAATCGAGCAGGTTTTCAAATCGTTCCATAGAAGCTCCTTTTCATTCCATCACCACGCAACCACAGACTGTACATTTACCGTGAAAGTGTCCGTTGCTGCGCGCCCTTGCCCCGACCATCGTGCTCTTTCCTCCGCAGGAGGGGCAGTCCATGCGAACTTCCTCCGGCGGCTTGCTCCATTCCTCCGTAAGCGCGTCGGGCAGAAACCTTTGACCGCAGAAGACACACCGCTCCAAGCTGTACGGCATATTCCCGCAGGAGGGGCATTCGGGATATCTGCCGCTCCAATAATCCTCAGCCCAGCGAATATGTACCGGCTCAGCCTTGCCGTTTTCCTTATCATCGGCGGCGGGCTGGTGTTCGCAGGTATCGCAGTAAAACTCCTTCTTGCAGACCAAGCCCTTATCCCAATGGCAGTACATAGTGAGATCTCCGGTATCAATCATTTCTGTCGTCCTCCTTCGGCGGCGCAGGCAGCGGCATCCAATAGACAACTGCAACATCGCTTCTATCTCCGATACCGACATGGACGCTCCATTCCGCCCTTTCGGGAGCGCACCAGCCCATATAGACGCCCCATCTTTCGTGCCAATACGCGACAACGAGGACATTGCTACGATCTTCCGGTAACCTCTCTTTTACAGATACCCATTTTGGCATCCATTTTGTCGCAGCATTCAGCTTCAATTCGAGCCGGCCGGAATAGCGCTTGCTATCCTCGAACATCATCCCCATCTTTACGATTTCGTCCGGCATCAACTCTGTTGCTTCGTAGGAGGCAAGCCGCGCCAGTGCAACCTCGTACCCACGGCGGCAGTAAAGCCGCCCATCCTCGTCATACCATGTCAGCTTATCCATTGTGTTCCTCCCTCGACTTGAAGCTGCCTGCCGCCCGGCAGCTCCCCCAGTGGGGAGCGAAGCCGGTGCCGGTGGCCTTGTGCGGATCTTCGGTATACTCACAGGAGATAACCTCGCCGTTCGGCGTCACGATCTTTTTACTGCCGGAACGGGGCTTTTCGATGTAATAGCGCGGGGTGGCGTCACACGGCATAGACTTCCCGCCGGGTGTTCTGATCCAGACGATAGCCGCGCCGCAGCCTTTGCAGGTAGACGCTCTCATTCGTCGGTCACCTCCCCGAAAAGCTCATGTGTTCCGTCCTGGAGAGCCTTTTCATCGTCGGACATCTCGTAGCCCAGCTTGACGAGCAACGCATAGATGCGGTCCAGCTTCTCGTTTTCCTCATGCTTCATGGTGTAGCTGTTCCAGTAGCTGCGGAAATAGCCCTCGGACTTTCCGTCACCCAGGCGCGCATAGATCATTCGCAGGAGCGCCTTTTCGGGCGTCTTGCCGATCGCGTCGGTCACGGCCTGGAGCGTAAATGCGGCATCGTCCTCGCCGTCCTCGTCATCTTCGGCAAGGGTCTCGGCGCCAGTAGCCTGCGCGATCTCCTCTTCGGTGAGCCAACCGGTATCGTCCCAGTATTCGGCGTAGGCCCACAGCGCCACGATGTCCGCAAGGCGCTTTTTGATGGCGGCTGTGGAAACGGTAGCCACGAAGTCGGCGCGAAGCTCGTAGGCGCGGGCGGTTGCTTCGGACAGCGCCTTTTCTGCGGCGTCCTTTCGCTCCTGCTTCAGCTGCTCCTCGCGCTCTTTCGCTTCTTCCTCCGGGGTAAGGGCGGTAGGCTCATCCTTGACCATCAGCACAATATAACCCCATGTTTCGACGAAGAAGAAATACTCAATGGTATCGGCATCCTCCGGGCGATCCACTTTGACTTCGCCGTTAGTATAGAAGCTATTGACTCTCTTATATCCGGTCTTGTCGGTGATCTGCGTCGCAAAGGTACTCAGCTGCTCTACCCATAGGGCTTTACGCGCTTCTGCGGCTTCATCATTGATGGCCTGTTTCAGCTTGTACTTGAAGTTCTCGGTGCCGATGTAATCAAGCATTTCGTTCTTGCGCTCCGGGCTTTTCAGCTTGTCCAGCTCCATGTACTCGAAAAGGCTGACGCCGCGCTCCTCGGACTTCTTGAATTTGTCCTTATCCAGCTCCAGGAGCTTCACACGGCGCCGGACGGTGGTGGCGGAAAAACCGGACTTTTCCGCGATGTCCTCGACGGTATCGCCCATGTCAAGCATCATCTGGAAGCCCTGCGCCTGCTCATAGACCGTCAGATCAGACCGCTGCATATTCTCCGTGAGCATCGTACTCAGCTGCTCCCGCTCCGACATCTCGACCACGACGCAGGGAAGCTCCTCCAGGCCGGCCAGCTTTGCGGCCGCAAGGCGGCGGTGGCCGATGATGACGCGGTAGCTTTCTCCGTCCCACTTCTTTGTGATTTCCCCGATCAGCGGAACAACGGTGAGGTTTTGAAGTACGCCGTTGACCTTGATGCTCTCGGCCAGCTCGGTCACATCGCCCAAATCTTTGCGGGGGTTATCAGGGTGCTGCCACAGCTTTTTAACCGGAATGTACTTGATTTCTGCCATAAAATGCTCCTTTCTTATGCCGAGCTTTGCCCCTCGGCTGGGACAGTTTATTATTTTCGGCTCATGCCGTTCACGCGGCACCAGTGCCGCTGGGCCTGCTTCTTCCTCGCGGTGCGGCAGGCCGCGCAGAAGCGGTTTTCCTTGCGCTCGTAGAAGGTGCCGCCGCACCGTGCGCAATACTGAGGCTGAATACGCCGGAATGCTGTGCAGCTGTCGCAATCCGTACACCCTGCGGAGCATCCGCCAATGTCGTCCCAATTCATGCACATAAACCGCTGCCAGTAAGGATCATAGCCGAGATCGTTCATGCGCTTACGAAGGACCGTTGCCAGCGCGGATAGGTCGCGCCTGACCTGATGGCGGGTGCGGGAGATATAGAAGCCATGACGGACGTCCATTTCCGGCGCACCGTGTCCCCACGAGCCATCACCGAGCATTTCCCGCACCTTGTCGGCGTTCTCGGTCAGATAATCGTTGTAGACCTTGGATCGGACGCACTTTTCGGAACGGCCGACCGCCTTGCCTATGGCAGCGTAGCTGTCGCCGTGGCGGATGCCGTCTGCCAGTATTTCAAAATCCTCGCTGGTCCATGTGCCACGCTTGCCGGTCAGCTCCATCGAAACGGGGCGATCCTTGATGCCGAGGTCACGGCAACGGCGCGCGATCGCACCGTGAGAACGATGCATCATCTCGGAAATTTCCGCCCATGAGTACCTGTGCTTACTGAGCAGCATCTTCAGCCGAGAGTCCTCGTCCTCTCCCCACGGGTCTTTCCTCTGAATGGCGTATGCCTCAAAGTCTTTCTTGCGCTGCTCGGCTACCCAGTCCGGCTCCTCACCGAGCGCCAACGGCTCCATCTTGGAAAAGTCGATGAAGCTGCGGTATCGCTCGGCCCACTCCCAGAACTCTTCAATGTAGACCACCCGAAAGCTGCAGCGGTTGACCTTTTTTGTGTGGACGGGCAAGCCGCGATTTTCGACCCAGCTTTTCATTTTGTAGCCGTAGGAGCTGCTTCCTCCGTTCACCGCCAGCAGGAGTTGATTTAGAGTGACATACTCGCCAGCCATCAATACCGCGCCTAAACCCAGACGCTGAGCTCTGACCTTGACGGCGTTTGTAGTATGATTGAGTTTCTTTGCGATGGCCGGAACAGAAATCTGCCCCCACTTTTCCATCAAATAATCTTCTTCCTCGGGCGTCCATGTCCGGCTCCCGAGAGGCGGCGGCTGCCGCATTCCGTTCCCTCCCATCAAAATAGAGTGAGCTGGCCGGTTTTCGTTTCCGCCAGCGGTTGAGATTGTTCCGGCGGCGCGGCAGGCGCCGGCGGCTCTGCCGGTACCTGCTCTGCCGCGTTCCGAAACAGGAGATCCATTTGCGCCCCGATGCGGCGGTAGTGCCAGACATCGCGGAAGTACATCGGCGTGTACCAGACCTGCGGGCCATCCTTTGGCAGCAGGCCGCGGGCGTCGTAGCTGGTGGACGGCCGCACGATGGAGTCGTCAATGACAACATAGCCGGGGCAGCCGAGCAAGCTCAGTTGGATGTAGCACATACACCCAGCGAGGAAATCTATGTCCTGCGCCACGAACAGCACCGAGGTCTGATAGTTGATATGCTGTCTCCGGCACTCATTGGCGAATGCGAGCAGCAGCGCACCGGCTCCGCAGGCGGGGTCGTTCACGGACACCCAGCCCTGCTTTTCTATCCGCGCCGTCATATCAGGCGCATAGGTCATCGCGGACATCGCCCTGCAGACACTGTACGGAGTGAAGAACTGTCCTTTCCATTCGTTTCCGAGGCCGAGTGCCATAAAAAGCTCACCGAGGAAGTCCTGCTCGGGATCACGCTCCAATTCGGCTACGACCTCAAGCAACATATCTGCAAAGACTTCCAGCTCCTTAGCGGAATACTTCTCTGCGCGGCTGCGGTACATTTCTTCCCTGGCCTTGGCCTGCGGGCCTCCCATCGTGTTGGCGATTGCGATGGCCGACATGATGATGAAGTCCTGCCAGATGTCCCAGCGGGAATACTTCCCACTCAGCCCTTCTATGAAGCGGACGATATTCTTCTGACTTTCCCCTCTGACGTGCCGCAGGGCGTTTCCCATGACTTAGCCCTCCTTGTCCGCTGCTTTCAGTTCTGCGGCTTCGCGCAGCTGCGGAGCGACTGACTTAACGGCGGCTTGATACCCGGCGTCATACCCGCGTTTCCACACGCGGCTGAGGTAGGCCGCAAGCGTCGCCTTGTCCATGTGCTTGATTGTCTTGTAATCCTCGCGGCGCATCTGACCGGCAAGCTGCAGGTCGTGCGCGGTATGCTTATTGGCATTTACGGTCGGCATCAATCTTCACCGCCTTCCGTGTCGTCAGGCTCGTCGGTAGGGAGGACCTCGCGGCCATCGGAGCCGTTATACGGACCGACGACACCCAGCTCCTCCAGTGCGTCAATCAGACGCGCAGCCTTTGCGTAGCCAACGCTCATACGGCGTTGCAACAGCCCCACAGTCGCTTTATTCTCTGCCCGAACAATGGTAATGGCCTGCTGAATGTCGGGGTCGTCCAGGTCAACCTCGGGGCCATCCTCGCCCTGCATATCCCCCTCGTCCTCCGGCTCCTCGTCGGTATCGCCAGCCTCGTCCTCGTCAATGACCGGCATGAGGCCGCTGCGCAATGCGTTCTTTTCCAGCACATCGCGGAAGAAATACTGCTGCCAGTAGGTAATCATCTTCACCAGAATGGACTCGATCTTGGTGCGGAGCGTCTTGCTGATGGTAAAGGTGCCGCCCGTTACCTTCGTGTCCAGACCGCCGTCCTCGAAAATCCAGGACATGGAGGCGTCGGGGCTGCGGTAGCCGACCTCCTCGACATTCTCCAGCATGGAAATCTGCGCATCCATGCCCTGTACGGGCTTGATGGTAAAGATGATGGGGTATCTGTCTTTTTCAAAGCGATAGACGAGATCGTGCTCATCGCACAGGCCCTGCATCTTCTTCTTTTGGGCTTCATACATGGAAATTTCGCTCATGGTGGTAACTCCTTTCAATTCAGTTGAGCAGAAGTAGCGTGCCATTCCACGCCGTCTGCACTTGATATTTCTCCAAGTCGGCCTCCGTCACATACTTGCGGCCGAAGTGGTCTTTCATGGTCTTCCAGATGTCCCAGGGGACACAATAGACCATGCCGGAGCTGAAACCGGCGATGACAAAGCAGCGAGCACCGAGCGCCTGATGCCTGTCCATATAGTCCTGCTGGCTCTGGAGGACGCGGCTCTGCTCCATTCGGTCGGCGGCGGTGAATTTCGCCTCGAACATGACCGTCCTGCCGCCCTTGATGGTGCCTTTGTAGTCCGGCTGTGCCTGCTTCTCGTAGTAGGCGATAAACTTGCCGTTGCCGAGATTTTTCGTGGGGTGCATCGGCTCCGGCGTCTTTTCGATGATCGCGAAGCCTTTCTGTGCGTAGTAGGCAAAGGAATCGTCGATGCGGCTCTCAAACTGCTTACCGCGGGCTTTTGCTATCTTGCCGAGCAGCTGACGCTTCGGGTCTTTCTTCCCACTCATGAGAGATACCCTCCCAGCCATAGCCCACCGGCGAACATTCCCAGCCCGATGCAACCTTGCCGGAGTATCTGGCTCATGGGGATAAGGTCGCAATCGCTGGCTCCGGCAGTTCCGAGGACCAGGAGGAAGCCGAGCGCGGCGATGATGCCGCAGGCTTGCCGAAATCTCTTTCGCGTCATGCTCGTTACCTCCAGATGTATTCGCGGCAGAAGATGTGATCTCCGATCTGCCCCCATACACGGTCGTTCTCTCCATTGCGGGAGAAAAAAACCACGTCGGCGTCAAGGATCGTATCTCCATACAGAGCGCCGTTGATGGCGTCATACTGCGCTTGCGTCGGCGTCGCGGTGCTGACCGCGTAGATGGTGGAGAACTGGGGAACATCGCCGTCCTCTCCTTGGTGCAGCACATCGTGTACTGAGTCCGGGAAAGCGGAGTGCAGCACGCGGTTGAAAACGACTTCGACAACGGCCTGCTGCCCCTCGGCGCTCTGATTGCCGGCTTCGAGGAATACGACCGCAGCCAGTTCTGCCAGCTCCTCGTCAGTCATTTCGATGTTGACATACCGAGCTGCACGGGCGGGACGATCTTCGGCCCTGGTAACTTGCTCAGCCTCGGTCATTTCTGCTTCTAAAAGCCGGGCAGGTGCTGTCGTTGCTGGGTTTTCTAACTTGCCGGTCATTTGTGCTGACGCTGCGGTTTCCTCGCTGACACTGATGCGGAGAGCCACGATGCAGGCTAAAACTGCGAGCAGGCAGATAAGCGGCGCCGGCGAAGCCCTCCTTTTTCTTCTTCGTTTCATGTTTTCCCTCCTATCTGCTTCATGCCAGGCCCGACCGCTTTTCGCGGCCCGCTGTTGAGCGCGCTTGTCTGCCGGATGATCGTTTCATATGCGGACTTGAAACCGTCGTAGTTGTAATACTCGTATGTCTTTACGGTGCCGTCGCCAAAGGTGCGCTCTCCTGTTGCAATCAACCGAGAGGGGCCACCCATAGCCTCAATGACGCGCCTGATATCCGTTCCCTCCGACAATCTTGCCACAGCCTCCTCCGGCGTTTTCCCAAGGGCCATATCGAGCTTGAGGTAATTCCACGCCTGGTCAATCCGCGCCCTCACTTCGGCCTGCACCTTTTCGGCTTTTTCCTTGAATTCTGCGATAGTCGGCGGGAATTTACACTCGCGCACCAACTTTACAACAGCCTGCTGCCCCGTCCAGAAGTCGATCTCCGGCAAGCAGGTCACCCACAGATTGATGGTGGGGCCGAGCTTTGCGATGCCGCCCTTGAAAACCTCTGCATTCGGATAGGCAAGGAGCATCACGGCGAATATCTCGCTCATTTCCTTGTGCGTCATAGGCTTTCCTCGCTGGCGTACATCTGGTGGAGCTGCTGCAGGTCGTCCATAGCACTCCCGCTGGCGCTTGGTCGGCTGCCGTTGCCGCCACGGATGCCCCAGCGTTCACGGCTACACTTCCGAATGACAAGATTCCAGTCGCGCCACTTGTTCTTGTTGCCGTGCATTTGAGCGGACTCGTCTATGTAGTCGATGCAGCGCGTCAACTCTTCTTCGCCGAGGTCGTCGATCAGCCGGGCGTATTCCTCTTCAGTGAGCCGCACCCATCCATGCGCGCCGTGCTTATGGCGGGGGACCTCGGGCCTATCGTCCTCTGCAGCGTTATACTGAGCCGTTACTGTACCGCGCTCGTTGTAGCGTGCCGCCAGGTATTCGCGGAAGCGATCATTCTTAACTCTGCGGATCTCACTCAGCAAAGGCTTGTTGAGCTTTTCAGACGCCGACCAGTTATATCTGCACCAGTTGAGGATTAGAAGCTCCTTGGTCTGCGCGCTATATCGAATAACATTGTGCGCGCCGTCCAGGCGTTTCAGCAGGCGTTCCACGGAATCGTTGTTGTACCCCGTTTCATTGGCAATCTGCTTGATGCTGACCTCGTAACAGCCGCAGAGATTGGTGTGCGGGTTGGTCATGCAGTACAGGTAGATGTATCTGTCCTCGGGGGTAAAATCGTCAACAACCTTGCTGTCCGTCCAAAAGTCCATGCTGATATTCCGATAGCTCGCCATAGTGTGTCACCTCCTTTGGCGGGGTGCCGCCCGGATGACCGGGCGGCCTATTCAGAACGGCAGTTCGCCGTCATCCTCGCCGAGTTCCGTAAAGTCCCCGCCGTAATCCGACGTGGGATATCCACCGGGAGCAGAGCCATAAGCACCGCCCGGGGCGCCGAAGCTTTGGCCCTGCGGGGGATAGCCTCCCTGCGGCGCATAGCCGCCCTGCTGATATCCGCCGTCTCCATCGCGCTTGGAGTCCCCGAAGTAAACGTTGTCGGCCACGATCTCAGCCGACCGGCGCTTGTTGCCGTTATTGTCCTGCCAGTCACGAAGCTGCAGCCGCCCTTCGACAACCGCCATGCGGCCCTTGCTGAAATACTTGCAGACAAATTCAGCGGTATTCCGCCAAGCAACGCAGTCAATAAAATCTGTTTCCTTTTCTCCGGACTGATTTTTGAAATCGCGGTCACAGGCCACGGAGAAGCTGGTCACAGAAAGGCCGGACTGTGTACGACGCAGTTCCGGGTCACGGGTCAGGCGGCCCATGACAACGATCTTATTCAGCATCGTTTCCCGCCTCCGGTGCTCCCTCGGCATTGAGGGCAGCCGCCGACACTTTCAGCCATGCCGCTTTTCTTGCCTTCTGAATGGCGGCGAGAACTCTGTCGACGTTGTAGCTGTTCTCACCCTTGATGGTCGCTTCCAGCACATCACGCTCCGTTTCGGCGCGAACCAGCTCCTCGTAACGATCCTGCGGAACGAGGACAAAGCCAGGATCGAGCATCAGGTCAGCGACCAGCTCGGCGGGGGTCTTTTTGGTATCTTCCATAACGGTCTCCTTTCGTCTCTTTCTCAATGATCTCGATAGCCTTGCGGCACTGTCCGACATCGAACATACCGATGTGGGTCTTCTCCACAGGCAGGCCCATCTTCTGAGCCAGCCACGCATAGGCCGCGTTACGGTGGCCGCGAAAGCGGCCGTACTTCCACAGAGGGTCAAATACGGCGTGCGCAGCCTTTTTCCAATTCCGCAGTTCCGCATTGGCGAGGCGGCCGAGGGGCTTATCCGTCCCCTTATGCACACCGACATACGCCATGCAGTTCCGGCAAAGATAGATTTTGCCGTAGCTCTTGCCGTAGATGACCTTGCTGTCGACATACTCAGTCTCTCGGCCGCAGTAGTCGCAATAGACTTTTCTCACGGATGCCATGCCTCCTTGTATCTGGCGATCTGCTCGGGGGTATCGGTTTCTATGCCGACCTCCTGGCACTCGGAAATGATGCCGTCCAGAAAAACGCTCATTTCTTTCGTGGAATATTCGCTGGTGCCTTTGATCGCTCGGTAATGAATAAATTTCTTCCCATCGACATAGCCGACGCCGGTTTCGGCGTAGTGCCGCGCCACCAGCGCGGGCGGTACGCCCTCCCGCAGGGAAAACAGCACCTTGCACTCGTTTCCGGCCTCGTCGGTGTATGTCTCGCCGGTGCCGTAGCGCCGGAGCATTTCCTCGTAAACGGAGTCCTTGTCCGACTTCACCGCGACGGCCAGCTTCTCAATCAGCGACCATGCGTAGTTGTTCGCGTTGAGGCTTCGGGGAATGACGCGCTTTTTGATGGAGAATGTGATCTCCTGATCGCCGAGCGCGTCCCACAGCCTCTTGCAGCTTTCTCTGGTCGTGATGGTCAGAACGCTTTCTCCGGTGCGGGAGAACGACCAGTCTTTCAGCTTGCCGTTCATAGCGTCGCCCACTTCTCCTGGTAGACCGGCATCAGCTCGGTTGCGCGCAGCCATTCAAGGAAATCAGAAATGACAGGGAAAATGCTGGGCGCTTCCTCGCGGCGGTACGTCTCCGGCCATACCGTGCTCCCGTTGCTGGCAAGATAGGTGAACTGCCGTGCTTCGGGGATCAGTTCAAAGTAGGTGGGGTGCTGCGTACTGGAGAAGAACTTACCGGCGTCATAGTTCTTGGTGAATTTGACGTCGATGATCTCTCCGGCTTTCAGGCAATCCAGACGGCCGTACAGAAGCAGGCTCATACCGCCAACCTCGATGGTCTTTTTCGCCTTGTACTGGAGAATACCGCCTGCACAGCGCCGCGCGACCTTTTCGGCAGCGCCATACCACGGATCATCGGGAGCTGCGCGGCCATTGATGATATCCGTCACCATGTCCTCGAACTTGATGCCATTCTGCATGGCTTCCGTGGTCGGCGTTGGCTCGCGGCGCAGCGTCTGCATGAATTCGCCCATCGGATCGCGCTCTGTCGTCATGTCCTCATAGGGATTTTCCTCCATGGTGTAGAGCCAGGACGCCAGTAGGGAATGGGTCATCAGGTAGCGTCCCATTTACTCCGCCTCCTTTGCCTCCTCGGGCGCAGGCGTGTATTTCTTCAAAACCTTGTCGAAAAACAGTCCGCATTCCTTGATCTTCTTATTCCAGAGAACGCCCAGCTCCTTGTTGGAGGTCAGCGCGTGCTTGAGGGCCTGATACTTCGGCATGGCAGCGTTGGCGGTGTCGGCGTCGACAATGCTGGCGATGATGGCCGTACCCTCGACCATCGCGGCCTCATATGCCGCCTGATCGACTGCGTTCTGCTCGACCTCAGCGGTTGCCTTGGCGTTGTACTCGGCGAACAGCTTCGTCAGGAAGTCATTCGGGCTGGTCGGGCCAAGCGCAGGGATCTTGCGAATACCGGAGATGCCGCGCGTACCCTTGGCAAAGTAGCGCTCGCAATTGGAGAAGCCGATGGTGCGGTCGTTGCCGTAGATCTCCACGAAACCGCCCAGATCCATAGGCTCCCAAACATTGTTCTTGGTCTGACCCTCGACCTTGATGCGGAGGCGGGTATTGTCGCCGTCCTTTTCCTCGGTGGCATGGAACACGATGACAATGTTCTTCTGAAGCTCATAGAAGCAGTAGTCCATCAGCCGGACGAATTCCTTGCCGACAAAGCCGTAGCCTTTGAGGGAGAGGCTGCCGTCGCGCTGGCCATACTTCGGGTCTTTCTTGATGGCCCACAGGGACATCAGCGAGATCAGCTTGCCGCCGGTATCGAAAACCAGCGTGTCGAAGTCCTGAAGATTGATGGGGGTGAGATCGCCGAGGATCTCGTCGTAGCTCTGGGGCTGGATGTACGGCTTGCGGTAGCGCGGCTCGATGCGGTCGATACCGAAGTCAACGTCGATGTGCAGGGGATTGGGGGCGGACAGCGCCAGAGTGGATTTCCCGATGCCGGGATAACCGGCGATCAGCATGCGGATTTTCTTCGCGCCCTCCTGGATGTCGTTCGGGTTTCTAATCATGGTGATAGCTCCTTTCAGTTGGTAGCGGCTTCGCGCCGCAGAGTGATGATTTCGTGGCACCGGAAACCGAAATTGCTTTCCCGGTACATTTCGGTCAGCTTGAAGTGCTCCTCATCATAAACGCTGGAACAGTTCAGCAAGCCCTCGGTCTTGTCCGGGTGATAGGCGCGGAATGCGGAGCAGGCCGAGCGACGGTCCGGGGCGTCAACCTCAGTCCAGCCGCCGAAAAACGGCTGGCCTTCGGTACCGTAGGTGAAATAGAAATTTGGCATATCAACCTCCGTTAGTCTGCAAATGGCTCGCAGATGGAGAACTTAAAGCCGCCCTCAATTTCTTCGATGGAATAATAGCCCGCGAAGTAATAGCCAGGGTCGTTGGACTTGGGGCCACCATAGCGGATGTTCGCGTGGAACTCGCCAGAAGGCGGGACGATGCGCTTGTAGAGATTTTCAAAGCACCATTTGATGACTTCCTCCTTGGTCATATCCGTCTGCACATTCCACACACGGAAGAAATCTCCATACGGCTTATACTGACCACAATGAATCTGTTTTGCTTCAATCATCTGTCTTTACTCCTTTCCGGGGAAGCACTCCGGCTCCTCCCATGCGTCGGACTGCTTGATGCAGATATCGCAGCCGACGATATTCAAATCTTTGTCTCTGAAAATTTCCTCGCACTCTTCACCACAGACGGGGCAAATCGGGAAGGTCGGCTCCTTGCCGTCCGGGTAGCCGGTGCGCTCCATGTTTTGGATAACGGGGTGGTCTGGCAGATCGTAGCTCATTCGGTTTCACCTGCCTCTGTGATGTAGCGGCGGACGGTGGCGGTCAGCCAGTCCTGTGTGGTGGCGTAGCCCTCAGCCTCTATCAGCCGTTGCAACGCCTCGTAGTCAGCGGTTTCAAGCCTTGCCGAGATACGACAGGTCAGCCGGTGTGCGTCCTTTTTGGCCGTCTTGCGGCTCTCTGCCAGTTCCGGTGCGAAGTGCGAATAAAGCGCCGCCATCGCGTCCGGCCGCAGGCTCACGCCGTAGGCATCTCCGTTCTCGCACTTGCTTTGAACGGTCTTGTCGTACTTGGGGTAGATGGCTTGTACCACCGCGACCATATCCTTGGCCGGTATCTGCTTGGAAAGCCGGAGCTCTCTCAACTCTTCTGCCACGGTAGCACCCCCTCACCTCTTGACTTCGCACAGAGCGGTTGGTAAACTGACTGTGGGTAAGCATTTGCCCGAGGTCGTTCCCGATGCAGCGGGGCGACCTCTTTTTTCGTTTCGCGGCAATCACAGGCTTCGCCCGGGTCATTATTGCTCCCGCAAAGCGGGCAAGTCCGGTAATATGCCATTCTTTCAACTCCCTTCATTTTGCGGATCTGCCTGCGCGTCTGGCTGCGGTTTTTGCGTCCAGCGCTTCGCGCCCACCTGGCTGCCGAAGTATTCCGTGGATCAGATCCAGCGTCGCTGCGGCGAGGTTGTCCCGTACAAAATCAGGAATCTCCGCCGTGTTGATATGTACTTCGTTCACCAGCTCGCTTTCCTCGGTTGGCGTAAACCTTGCGACCTGCATCGGAACCTCCTCTCTCCCATTAGTTCAAAGCTATTGAACTTCAATGGTAAAAAAATAAGCAGGAATGTCGGAATCGCCAATCTCCAGCAGAGAACAGGCCTTGGAAATCTCCGGCTGCTTAAACGGTACTTTGCTGTTGAGCTTCAGAGAAAGACTGCGCTCAGACATTCCCATCGCGCCGGAAAAGCGAGCCTGCGTTCCAAACTTTTCGGTGATGCGACCCAAGAGCTTGCTGTAATCGTACGCCATTTTTATCCTCCTTTCAGCTTGTTCAAAAGTTCAATTTCCTTGAACCTGTCGTTAGAATACCATACGCCTTGATGATTTGCAACACATTTTTTCAAAAAAGTTGAACTTTTTTTCTTTTCGCTATTGAACTTTTGTTCAAAGCCCTTTATAATGATGTCATCTGCAAGGGGAGGATAGACCAATGAAAGAGTACAGCACTTCTCAGCGTTTGAAGCAAATCATGGACATCAAGAAGATGCGCCAGGTCGATATTCTTCACGCTGCAGAGCCTTATTGCAAACGGTTTGACGTAAAGCTCAACAAGAACGATTTGAGCCAGTATGTTTCAGGGAAGACCCTTCCTGGGCAGGACAAGCTTACAATCCTCGGCCTCGCACTCGGCGTTTCCGAGGCCTGGCTTATGGGGTATGATGTCAGCATGGAAAGAAGCGTAACGCCCACCGCTGAAACGAGCGATGGGCGCACAAAAGAGTATATTGAGCTATTCGAGCTGCTGACCCCGGAAAAGCAAGATATCATCATCAATGTGATAAAAGGGCTTTTAGCTGGCTGATTATCATATCCTGCTGGCTTTCGGAAAGCTTTGAAAACAGCTCGGCCGCGAGCAGCGTTTTTAATATACTCCTCGCTGCTGCTTCCGATTGATGATCGTGTCCCATGCCCGGACTCCTTTCTTTGCAAAATTGCCATCTACGGCATCGTTATTCTATCAAAATTTATGCAGTTTCGCTTTGAAAAGATATATTATCACTTTCGACTGACTTCGCATCGTGGTATGGTGTAGGAGCGGGAGTTTGAGAAGCGAGGAGGTAAACATGAAAAGAGTGTTCAAAGGCTGGTCAGTTTTCTTATGCTGTGTATTGGCATTATCATTAGCTGGGTGCTCGTCCGAAGTCCAAGAAAGTGCCTCTGTCGATCAGGAGCTACAAGCCCACGAAGATAGCCTTTCTTCTATGCTGTCCGGAGATGTACCTGTTTTATCTTTGTCCGTTGGAGAAGAAGACGGGATATATAGCCTCCGTGTTTCCGTTGGAGCCTCCGGGAAAGTATCGTCTTTCGGGGACTATGTACTGGCAACGCGCGAAGCATTTGAAACTGAGTTCGATGCCGATTCTCGAGATTGTTTTTCTGTTAGCATGGCTGTGACTGGAAATTCAATGCTTCGCTTCAGCAGCGATGGCTATTCTGATGAGGCTGATACAATAAGTGGTCTATTTTCTGATACGAGATCCGGCTCTGTGGTAACCACCCAGATTTCCAGTCTCGACGATTTATTCGAGAAGTTCCCCGCAGCGCGCTTATATGCGGAAAACCATAAAATCGAACAATAGATACCCTATGGATATGGTATCTATACCGTATCTATAGGGTAGCGATACATCGCGTGCGCGCGTGCGTGTGCGCGCGATCGTGCGCGCACTGTCTCTGTACCTGTATCTGTATCTGAGACTGTATCTGTAATCTGTTTCTGATTCTGAATATCTACTAC